TGGCTAATCAGCGAATGACCGGGAGTAATGCGCGGTGGAAATGGACAACAGATTACAACCGTCGCTCGATAGCGGAAACGGCGATGTACCGGGTAAAACAGCTGTTCGGAGGTTCACTGACACTGCGTGACTACGATGGTCAGGTTGCAGAGGCTATGGCCCTGGTACGAGCGCTGAACAAAATGACGAAAGCAGGTATGCCTGAAAGCGTGCGTATTGCCTGAAAACACAACCCGCTACGGGGGAGACTTACCCGAAATCTGATTTATTCAACAAAGCCAATCGTTTTTAATACTGATACTACGGATATCCCACATCATGAAAGAGTTTATCGGGTAGTCTCGCATGATGGAATCAAATAGCAGACATATCTGCCTGCTGCTCCAGACAAACTTTCGCTGAATTGCAGGCAGAAGATAGTGGCGTAAATTAATCGAATCTATCGCTTGTTTTATCGTTATTGCTTTTTCATACTGGCCAGCCATCATAAACCTCATGTGTTATATTAGCTGGCTGATTTTAATCTAAAGGGTGTAACGAGTACAGTATTTGCACAAGCATAATTTATGCAGTGGAAAAGCTGACTGCTCGGTTTGTGTTTTTCGTTCGGGTAGACTCGCATTGCGGATGCACAAAGTGATGAAACCTGTCTTGCTATGTTTTTACCAAAGTTAACAAGAAGTCCATGCTTTATCTTCTCGCTATCTGTTATGTCTGCCAGGTCATTACCAAACGTTACGCTGGCAGTTTTGTGACGCGTGATTTGGGGGGAATGAAGCGTGGCTACGCGTACAGACTCCCAGGCGACAGACTAATTAACGCGTTGACATTGGCGATCACTAATTGAGGATTTCTATAAGAACTCGTTGATCGCCCCTCTTCCCTACTCTCCAACTTCATACACTCCAGGCGTGGCAAGGCTTTTACGCACATAACACCCACAAGAAAACAAATAAATAACACATCAATGAAAAGTCAACGCTTTACCCTGATTTGGTCTCAAAAGTTGACGTTTTGCCATGCCACTTCTTATATCCGTTAAGCAGCGTAGCAGAGACCAACACCCTGCGACGAAAACGCCAAAAACGACTCCTGATACCACCACAAAACAGACACGCTCAGAATCGCTCTGGTTGCGTTTAATGAGTATATAAACAAATTGTTTTAGGCAATAAGAAAACAACAAAACAAGATAACAAAGAAAAGGAACTGCCATTACCCCACACCCAGGCAATACCAACCTCTTCCTGCCAGGCTACCGAAAAGACCAACCTCATTGCCCCAGGCTACCGACCCCATGAAACAAACCTCGACCACCACCAAAAAGCGACGAGACAAAGGCAATTTCTCTGAACGCCATTCCCCAATACACGGAAGAGAATACCCGGGAAGAAACTCCAGACAAGACCAGGCCAGAACAGTACCCGGCGCCATCTCGTTTACCCACTCTTACCCCGAAAGATAACGCAAATTCCTGATAAGCAGGGAACGCCATTACTTCACATGCGGAGAACGACAACAGACCAGAAACCACATCACCCACACTTCCACCTCTCAAGGTAAACGAAAGGAAAAGCGCACACGCCATTACTCCATACACAGAGAAGAACTATCCCCACAACGAAGAATACAGACCAGAGGAAAACCACAAGACAACCACCTCTACAACATCTGCAAAACCACTTACCGGCAGAGAGAAGAAAGTCGCCTTTTCTCCCATACGAATGGTCACCGTATAGAGCGCTAATAAGAGAGATACGAGTCCCCCATAAGAGAGGTTATTCGAGTCAGGAAAGAGCACAGATATAAGAGAGAGGGGATGGAGGGGGATCGCTCCCTTTCCCGTATTTATTCAAGTCCTGATTTTATCCCCCGTAACATCCCTGCGGTCGAATGAGTGAAAGAGCCACCGCGAAAATCTATCGGGAGCGTCCCCGTAGGGGAAAGGCTGGCTGCCTGAGTAGAAACGGCTGGAGATTTTTCGGGAAACGGCTGGGTTCCCGTCATGGAAAGGGTGCGTGCCGGTATAGAGACAAAATGCCGCGGGGACGGCTGATTCCCTGGCGGTATACCGTTGTTTGGTGCGCGGGTGGCTTTCTTCCCGCTGCGCGCAGCTACTGATACGTATTCTGCCAGAGCGTTCGAGGGTCACAAGCTGTTTCAGTAGGTTTTAGGGAAGAGGAAAATACTGCTCACCAGCCCTGCGGTGCGCGTTGAGAAGAATAATGTAAAAAGTGTTCCCGATACGCTCCCGGATACTCACTGCTTTTCCAGTTCTCCCCGATACAAAATGCTTTTTCGCCTATGTCTTATTGCGATAATAACACCATCAAGAAAACAACGTGTTTAGACAAAGGAGAAAAACATGTACAAGCATTTGAACATCAGCATCACCCTTTGCGGAGAAGAGACATGTACTGACGAACTCCAGATCTCTCTGGATGACGTTATCCGCTCTGCGGATGTCGCTGGGCGCATTGGTACGTTGATTGGCGAAGGGTATCGCGAGGGCACGTTTGATTTTCATATCGAGGACAACGCAATGTCCGTCGCGTGGAACTGCACAACGTCAGAGTCCAGATAAAGGAGGAAGACAATGAATATGCCTGTGATTGTGGAAGTATGGAGCGTGGACTCGCTGGCCGAATGTCTTGATGGCGTAGGGCCAGCACTGACCCGTAAATTATGGTCGTTTGTACCAGCTGAGGGAGAGTCACCAAAAGGGAAGGACGTGTGGCACCTGCTGACTGATGAAGAGAAGCGGGAGCTGGTGGCCGCAGTGAAAGAGGAGTTCCCTGACGAAGATTAACGATGGCCACCAGCAGGTGGCTTTTGAGTGATTGTGGCCTGCGGCCAGCTGAATGCCGGAACGCTTCGCTTGGTGGCCGTTTTCATAATGGTATTATTTACAACAACAAGAAAACAAGTTGTTTACGGAGTGTGTAATGAATACCGAGATGATTTTGAAACTGGATAAACTCCAGCCTCGCAAAGACAAACCTGCAGTACTCGGTTCGATCACTTTACTGGACATAGTGGCCAACGGCACAGCCATCCGACTTTTCAAAGAGACCGTTGTCGTCTTCGGCGAAACTTCTCGCAAGCGCATCGTAATGAGCGTCAGGCGCTATAGTGCGAAAGGGTGGGTAGCTAAACAAGTTATCTGGCCTGAGTCAGAACTGGAGTTGGCTTTACTGGAAGTTAACAAGGTCGCCCAGCAGGAAATTCAACGAGCAACAACCCTCGCCATAGCATAGTCATGTGCAACACAGATTAGTCGAATTTACGACAGCCCCGTCGATCCTTCGGGGCTTTTTTGTATTGTAAGTACTTACCTACGGCGATAGTATTACGACGCATTTACATGGAGGTAAAAATGAGTTTGACCAAAGAAGATTTAGTATTTGACCTGTACTACGCATCCAGCACTGACGAAGAAGGCAATAAACTGGCCCAGCTGACCGTTCAGTTCCGTGATGCATCGGCTGTTCCGCATGTGACCACCCAGCTGGCCCGTACAACTCTTAAGCGAGATCGCTCGAAGGTTTATGCCGTCGGCGAGCAGTCAGTGAAAAATGGTTCGGACACTCTGCTGGCCGCCATTGAAGCCTATTATCGAACAGACCCGAAGACCATTTTCGAAAACCTGATGGCACAGGTTCAGGATATGATCGAGGGCAATCTGGGCGCCAACAATACCTGGGTTGGTTCATACGGCATAACCATTGTGTCTGGCGGCTCTCTGGAAGAGTATCTGCCTGAGTCCGTCTACAACGTCCAGTAAACCAGCCAATGGCGCGTAACCCGCGCCATTTTTCCCCAACCCGTAAACAAGTTGTTTTATACCTTTTCTGAGTTGCGATAATAACACCAACAAGAAAACAAGTTATTAACGAAGTTGAGGAAATGTTCATGGGACTTGATATCTATATTGAGACGCAGCCAAAAAACGATCTGAATAACGAGGCATCCAGAAAGCAAGTTGGCTACTTCCGTAAGTTCAATGCTCTCGTTGGGTGGATGAACCGTAACGTAGGTGAAGTTGTAAATTGTGAACTTTTAGAAGTTACGATGAATGATATTTGTGCTCTCAAGGCTGATTTGATTCGTCTAAACGAAAGCAATTGTGAAGAGTATCTGCCTACCCAGGAAGGGTTTTTCTTCGGTAGTCAGGAGTACGATGAAGGGTACTGGAATGACGTGGAAGAGCTGAAAGAGCTTGTGGATGAGCTGATTAAAAATCACGACTTCTACAATAACAGACTGACATTTTGCGCCTGGTGGTAAATATGACTGATTTCACCATCTCCCCGAAAGCAGAAAACGTATGGCTGGAATCCTGGCTTGACCTGTCGCCGGCCGAGCAGAAAGAAATGGATCACGTCGAACCGGACGAACAAACCAGCTCCCGCTTCTTCCATTATCAGGATAGCGTTTATGACATTGCCGATTTCATGCGCGATGACCGCTTCCCGGAATGGAACGCCGGCTATCCACTGAATGCCTTCGCTATGTTGATGATCCGCTTAACTGATTCAGGCGACACCATCGACATCGGATTACTTCATTGAGAGAGGAGGGCCACCGATGCTGGTGGCTCTTAACTACCACCTGCTTTCCCGCAGGCTAAAAACACCCACCTCTTACCGCCAGGCTACCGAAGCACCCACCGACTTCCCGACGGCCACCAGCTGCCGAAACAGAACGCTTGGACACCTCACACCCACTGCGATAATTAAACCAACGAGAAAACAAGTTGTTTAAAGGATTATCACAATGAACTATATCGCCACTGTAAACACTCCCGCGCATGGCACCATCTCTGTCACATACTCCGATACTGAAAAGAACATCCTGGGCGCCTGGCGCGAAGAAGAGACCATCCAGCTGTCCGGGAAAGAGAAGCAGCAGATCGCCAACGACATCATTTGCAACCGTCGATTCACGCGTGTCTTCGAAAAAGCTTATGTCACCACCTCAGGATTCGGGGTGTTTATCTTCCCGGTTCGAAGCGGGAGGTTCTGTCAGTCAAAACTCATCGGGTTCGCAACACAGATTGCTGTGTGGATCAAAACAGAGTCCGGGTTCGACTTTACAGACCAGGAAGCAACAGCGCAGGGTGTGCGGATCGCCGACAATGCTCTTAAGTGCAAAAACGTCATTTACGAAGCCGGTATCGACTCGTGGAAGGTCACTTGCGGGGAGTTCGTGAAAGAGATGCACGCCAGCAATCGGATTCACATACTGGCTGGCAAGTAAGAGGGGAGGGGGCTGGAAACGCCCCTTTCTTTCCGTCCACCAGCTCCCGCAGGGAAATTCAGGAACGGCCAGAGGGCTGTCAGGGGAACCGAAGGGAAACGGTCAGGAAATTTTCGGGAAACGGCTGGGTTTGCCTTTATGTAGAAAACAGAGCGGGAGAAGCCCAGAATCGCGCCAGAAATTGCGTAGCGGCGCTGGGGTAACGCTGGTGGAGTTTCAGCCCCTGAGCCATCCAGATAGCTTTCGCTATGTGATTATGTGAATCCGTGGGTAAACCACTGCAAGCGCGGATCACGTCGCGCCAATGATACGCGAGCGCCCACGGATAGCGCCAACATTGCCAACACGCCCCGAAGGATAGCGCGGATCACGTCACCAGATAACGCCAGACGATCACGCCCACGACACGACAAAATAAGCCACGCGCTAAAACGCTTTTAAACGCGCTATAACGTGTTTTTTACTGTGTGTAATGGGTATGTACTACCACACGTAAAAACGCGTTAAATTGGCGCGTTTATGGCGCTTATTTTTGGTGTGAATGAGTGAACGCCAGATAAAAGATAACGCGCCATTGTTGGCGCGTTATGGTGGGAGTATTGGAAACGAAAAAAGCGCCCATAGTGGGCGCTCGATTTTATTTGTGTAAACTGATTTTAAATCCCATTTCTGCAAACGCTTTTAACATTAAAAATATATCAGCGTCGTTCACGTCTGCTTTTTTTCGCTCCTGGTCGCTCAATAAGTCAATTTTACGCGTCGTTTCATCTATAAACTCGACTGCGCGCCCAGCGATCCCAGCGATCCCAGCGATCCGATTAACATAATATTCATTACGGATATTAACGCCAGAGATGAAAATTACCATGGTTAAGCTCCTTTATAGCGCCCATATTGGGCGCTATATCCATCTAATTACGCTTTGAAAGCATCAGCCAAATAGTTATAAAAATCATTTTTGATAAAGCGATATTGCTGCGATCCGTTTTTCGCTGCGCCCATTCCTTTGATTTTCTCGACCAGTCCGAGACGCTCGCAAAGATTGATCAGCTGGTTGGCTTGCGTATAGCCAGCGTCTAACTTAATTTCGCACGCTTTTTTCGCTTCATTCATCAAATCGAAAACAGCGCCATTTGTGAACGTGTCGATCTCGTCGTTAATCATATCGATTAAAGCGAATACACGAGATCCGGACATATCAGCGACTGAATACACACATTTACCAGACTTGATAGACTTAACCAGATAAACCAGCTTTTCGAGAGAGTAGCTATTTGTCATCGCTTCGCGGAAAAACACTTCTGGCGTTTGCTTGCTTGCTTTAATCGCGTAGTAGAAGACACCAGACAACTTATCGTCGTTTACTGCGTTTACAACGTTATTCACGAAGTATGCGAGTTTAGTAGACGCTGCAAGCATGTTAGCTTTATCTGCTTTGGTGTGCGTGCCATTCTGATAATGTTCGTTGTAAGTCTGTGTAGCTTGATCTGCTTTTAATTGTAATTCGTCAGTGATAACTACAGCAGCATCAATGATAGATTTTTTAGAAATGGTTACGTTAGACATGATATTAATCCTTACTTTAAATTAGAAAATTATTTCGTTCTATCGTTGGCGTGTTCGCTTTCGATGTGACTAATTATCGACATACAAAAAATAAAATCAAGCGTTTTTCGCAAGGGGTGATAAAAAATTTATTTCGCAAATAAATCATAGTCTTAGAAATAAATCGCGTTTTCTCGAAGGTGTTGCCTAAATAAATTCCGTACTCGGTGTATTACCCTTATATATTTAGCGCTGACCATACTTATGGTGATTTAATTTATCGGGAAGTGACCCATAAAATAATAACCGGACATAGCCGGTTATTACCCTTATAGATTTAAAACGGTAAAATGCGCTCGACCCAATCGAAGAGAATAATCATTCTGGTTTGTTTCCCGACCCTCATAGTTACCTGACAAGCGTCAACGCCTAACGATACCCCCTCTATTTCACGACCGTCAGCCATGTACACCCTTATAGACTTTTGTTCATTGTGTGCATTACGACAAATTTTGAAAAAGTCACGCCGAGAGGGTTGGTTTTGCACGTCCTCGTTGCTTACAGTCAGTCTTCCGGTGAACTCTTTGTCCACATCTGGAGGTATGATTGTCTCTATGGTGCTTACTCGCTCCAGTGGAAGCCTTACACGATTCTCTCTATCGAATGGAGTAGGGCAAAGATCGACTTTATTGCGTGATGATAGTGTTCCCTGTACGTACATGTTGAACACTTGTCCATTTTCTACAGTAACCCTAATAGGTACTGTTCGCTTTCTCCAGAACATCAAAGCCGACTCTATGCTGGAGTAGTCACGAGGCCATACTTCTGCTGGGATGCCGTATGTTATATCAGTAATATTGTTGGGCATAAGATACGCCTTGTTCGTCAAGTTGAGGGGTTAACCCATCACCTGTTGATTATTTGTAACCTATTTCTTTACAGCTTTCTTCGAAGACTTCCTTGGGAAGGATATTGATATCTACCGGAACATTTTTCTCCTTAGAAACTATGCTCTTGTAGGGGATCTGGACCCATCGATAGCCTGTGTAACCGCCATATAGATTGGTAGCATTTAGCTGGAAACAATATGTTGATTCGCTTTCGATGTAGTCAGGAAATTTATATTTTGCTGAATCAGGATCAAGTAAATTTGGCTCAAGAGTGGCTTTTATATAATTTTGCTGATCTATCGTAATAGGTTTAGCCGCAAGTGCAGTCGTAGATGAAAAAACAGACAAAAGTGTTACTAGTAGCGAAATTTTAACCTGTTTCATGTGAGCAATATCCTAAATTTGCCTCTATTTGTGACCTATTGTATCAGAAGCTATAAGAGAAAAATATTCTAATATATTTTCATTTGTATTATTTTCGTTTCTATGTCTAGGTAGCCCGGATTGATAATAGATACTAGATAGCTTTCCTGTGGTTCCCGCAGGTAAAAGTAGATGTTTTTTTAATTCAATGATAAGGTTCCACAAATTGTCTTCATTATCAACTTTCATAGAGTATCCTACGCCACAGTATCTTTTACTTTTTGATGGTTTGTGTATTTGGAATGCATTGAAGTTGGAACTTAGTTGGATGTGTCCAAGTGCTATGCCGTCTATTTTATCAATAATATGAATTAATTTTTTAATGTCGAAAGGGAATATGACCAGCGAGTAATCATCTCTTCTTGATTGATTCTCTGGTGAAATTATGTATATATGGAATGGATCTATATTTGGACTTTTTAATGAGTTTATGTGCTCATCTCCAAAATAGAAACCTCTAGCATGTTCTTTTTTATTTTTTTCTTTTGCCCGTTGTATTCTTATGTCATTCTTCAGCAGTAAATAATCTGGGTTGTCAACAGAATTATTAATGATGGTTTGAAGTTGTATATTTGAAAGAGCCACTCCCATATCCTCCATTTAAATTCTATGAAATGGAGGCTACTCATATATCTAAACTAATCAAGATCTTTTTTCAGCCGGAGGTGGTAGATAATTGAAATGTGATGTAGATCACATACTGGAGCAAGTAAGCTCCAGCATGTTGTTGATTATTTACTCAATGCTTGGTATTTGCTCGCGATCAAGCGTTCACCCTTTCTGGTTATTGTAAAACCAAACGGCATCTTGCTGTTTTTTCGTAACACGCCTTCAGTAAGCGAATCATTGGTTGGCTGTACAGTTGCATTGTCTATCCACCCAATAAGAGCAAGAAAGTTTAGAAGTTTCATGCTTGTGATCCCCATATCACATGCTACCTCATTGATGGTGCGACGTGCTCTGCCTCTGATTTTAGTTGCTCCACTGGCTGATATTTCACTTTTCGGTGAAAGCAATGTATCCAGCGTATTGAAGAACCCTCTTGCTGATTCCGATTTAATAAGCCCTGAGTCGCTCATATCGCACGCGACCCGATAAAGAACATTGCTGTTGTTCATAAATGGATACTTCTCGATAAACTCTACGAACGTCTTCGCCCCGTTCACGCCGCACTTATAATCGAGTGGATTGTCGACGCGCCAGAAAAAAGCCTTGTTGGCTTTGGCATCGAAGATGTCAACAAATGGTAGTTCTGCTAAGTAATTCATCATGTGCTCCTTTGTTATTGACGAGCACATGATGAATATTGCATGACGGGGAAAAAGAAGAAGTCTACGGCAGCCGTTTTAGGATGTCTTCCAGGTCTTCCTTGGTCATCCCGGAGTTCTCGTAGATCTGTATCACTTTTTCCCTGGCCTTTTCAGCCGCTGCCATCGAGGTCGCGATCTTCTCAAACTCTGCTGTGCTCATCTTGGTCAGAACAAGATTAATGATGTCTGACTTCGACATTTTGATGTTGCGTTCTTTCAGGCGCGTTTTGAACGAACCAAGCTTTTCGTTGGCTTTTTCGGTGAGCTTCACCTGACATGAAATTGAGCGATTTTCGGTCATAATTAATCTCTTTGTAATACACCAAAGTCAAAACTGCTCCCGACAGGCAACACGCCTTCCGCAAACCCGGGAGTGGTGTCAATAATGTGTTTTCGTTCGTATGAGTGTGACATCAGGTGTTTGTTGCTTATATCGATAAAATCCGAAATAAAACACACATTTGCCTGATTCTTCTTGGCACGAAGGCCGCGACCAACACGTTGACGCATTTCGACTTCGGCCTTGCCTCCTCCGGCAAGAATTACGGCGCCAACACTTGGCACATCGACACCGACATCCAGTATCGTAGAGCCGATCAGCACATCAATTTTCCCTGCAGCCAGGCTGTTAAGCTTAGCCTGTCTGGTACTCTGGTTGGATTCACCGTAAATAAAATCTACCCGTAAGCCGCTCTCTTTCATCATTTCCATCAGTATCTGACCGTGGCGTTTGATCCTCACCAGGGTCATACAGTTCAGTCCATGATCACGGTACATCAGCGCGTCGCGAACGACGGCCTCGTTACGTCCAATATTGTAAACGATACCGAGCTGATAAGCTTTCTGATACGGCGTACTCATACCAACTCTGAAGTTCAGATGCTTGGAAGCGAGCTCCGCTCGTATACGAGCCTCATCCGGAGTGTACGCGATTTTATGGTATACGAAGTAAGGTTTGGCCAAAATACCTCGCTCGATCAGATATTTTTCAGTGACCTTTATCTCGATGCGTCCTGCAACCGCCATCAGACGCATATTGGCCTCAGTTGAAGCCTTCATAAACGGGGTTGCCGTCAGCGCCAGGCGATAGTCTGCGTTAATGCAAAGCCTGGCGATGTCATAAAAGTTTGAACCGGAGGATTCGTGGGCTTCTTCGAGGATTAGCAGTGAGACGCTTGAGAGGAATCGCTTAACCAGCTCCCGGCGCTTAAGATGATAAGCCTTTTTCTCCGCCGGCATATCGCGTGGAGGCTCTTCAAGAAAACTCGCCAGGGTTTGCACTGTTGCGACATTGATATGGCGAGACACCTGAAACTCACCAGAACCAATGATGCCAACCTTCTGACCTTTAAGCCACGGCTCTCCATTCTCAGCTCGATAGTCGATCGACTTCTGGAAGTTATCTGCCATTTGAAACATAAGAACAGAGCGGGTGGTTAAAAACAGCGTCATGCGTCCAATACGCGCCGCGGCTTTGCAAGCTACGTTCGACTTTCCCCCGCCTGTGGCGATCTGCGCAATCATCATTCCTTCGCGAACCAGTGTCTCTACAGCCTGATCTTGATACGCATAGTCCGGATTATAGGGGAAGGGGTTAACTGCCGGGTTTGGTTTACCAAGCGCCGGAACCTTGTCTTTGCGAATATGCACGCATTTAATGCCAGCCTTCACCAGATTTGCTGCTACCGATTTAGCAAAACCCGCGGGGAAGGCATTTTTGCTCCAGTTGAACATAGTACTGGTGCCTTTCCAGTCGCCAGCTTCGACTTCGTAACTCAGCATTTCCTGGACGAGTCGCTTCACGTTGTCATCAGCGCCGGAGACCATAGCGTTGACCGCGTTCGAAACAATCCTAACAGTCATAAATATCTTTCCTTCGTGCCTTTTATATGTTAATTGGCTAGAATAGTAAGTAAGTACTTATGCAATGGATTGTATCAAAAAGTATGGACGTAAAAATTACCATTCTGCAGGTAGAAGTGGCCAGACTCCGGCCAAATCCCTGGAACACCAACTCGGTTGGTGCTCAAAACTTCGAAAAACTGAAAGGCTCCATCGAAAAACTGGGTTTTTTCAAGCCAATTCTCGCGCGTGAGCTGGACGGTGGCCAATTTGAGATCCTCGGTGGCGAACATCGCTGGCGAGCCGCTATGGAACAGGGTATTTCCACGGTTCCTGTTATATCGGTGGGCAAAATAAGCGAGCTGGTGGCGAAACAAATGTCTCTGGTCGATAACGAGCGATACGGCGAAGACGATCAGGTCGCATTACAGCGTCTGATCGAGGAAATTCAGTCAGAACTCGATTATCAGCTGTCGGAAATTGCCCCTTACGACGACGAACTGGCGGCCACACTGGCTCGTGAGTCGGCAATTGACCTGGAAATGCTTGAGGCGTTGTCGCGTGGCGACGAAGAGCCCGTTGAGAAGGACTCTCGCGAAAAAGCTGAGCGTGCTGGTGCGGAACACCAGACCATGCGTTTCAAAGTGACGTTTGACGCTTCTGATCGCGTTACCGAAACCATCAAATCCATCATCAAAGAGCAGGCGATCAACACCGGCAACGACATGGAGAATGCTGGTGAAGCTCTGGTATGGCTGGTCGATAACTACAAGGAGTGTATTTAATGACCAAAACGTTCGAAATCGTCTACCGAGACCCGGCAGAGCTCATTCCCTATGAAATGAACGCCAAAAAGCATGACGAGCAACAGATCCGTGATCTGGCCGCAGCCATAAAAAAGCGTGGTTTTGACCAGCCGATCACTGTCGATAAAGACGATGTCATCATTACTGGCCATGGCCGCCGCGAAGCTGCGCTTTTAGCGGGGCTGAAAAGTGTGCCGGTGATCGTTCGCGACGATCTGTCCGATGAAGAAGTGAAGGCGAAGCGTCTGGAGGATAACCGGCTGGCCAGCATTGATTACGATGCCATCAAGTTACAGAAAGAGCTGGAGTCTCTGGTATTTGGTGACGTTGAAGTCTTCGGCTTTGACGAGCGTGAGCTGAACGTGCTGGTCGGTAGCATGACCGAAGAAATGGATACTGGCGCACTGGTTATGGATCTGGGGGAGGAAACCGAGCGCCAGAAAGAAGAGCACACCGAAATCAGTCGCGAAGTCGCCGCCGAAGAGGTTCGAGTGGTCGATGTTCTGGGCTTTAAAACGCTCCCTGCTGGCTCTGCGATTGTCGTGGGGGATTTGCTTGCCCACATGGAAGAAATCACGGGAGAGAGCGGGGTAGACGCGTTCGTTGCTTATGCGCAGAAAGTTTCCTCCGGGGGAGTCGAAGCATGAGCACATATACCATCAACGTATCGTTCCAGACCCGTGTCAACAAGACCACTCGGACGCTTGAGATCGCCGAATCGTTTGGGCTTGGCCTGGATGAAAAAGACTGGACACTTTACGACAATCTTGAGCTGGAAGTCGAGCAGGGTGATGTGGTCTACATCACTGGCCAGTCAGGCTCCGGAAAATCTGTCGTGCTGCGTGAGCTACAACGCCAGATGAAAGATGAAGGGCTTTCAGTCGCCTCCATTGATGACTTTACCTTTGACAACGACGTCAATGTCATTGACCAACTGGGTAAAACCACCAGCGAAGCGTTAGGGCTGCTTTCGATGGCTGGCTTGAATGATGCCTATCTCTTTGTGCGCAAACCTTCTGAAATGTCGGATGGCCAGAAATACCGGCTCAAGATCGCCAAGCTTATTGAGTCGGGCGCAAAGGTATGGGCTGCGGATGAATTTGGCGCAGTTCTTGATCGTGTTACCGCCCAGGTTGTGGCGTCGAACCTCCAGCGTGCCGCGCGAAAGGTAGGTGCGACGGTAATGGTGGCGACGACACACGAAGACCTGAAGAACGCGCTGCGCCCGGATATGCAGATCACCAAGCACTACAAAGAACGCGTGAAGGTGGAATATGCCTGATTTGAAGATCGTAGAGCTGAAGCCATCGAAAGAGACTGACAACAATAACGTTGAAGTCATCCGCCTGCTGGAAGATGCACTCCAGTACGCCAGAGAAGGCAAAAGCCATAGCCTGGCGCTGCTGATGATCAATAACGACGGGAGTGTTCTGGATTGCTGGCATAACGGTGGGCGCCCATACGTCATGGTTGGGGCGATGGAATCGCTTCGCCTGGACTTCATCAATGCCAATATCGAGCGCAGGTGATCGGCATGACAGACATCATCATCAAACGGTATCGCCCGGAGGAGTTCCCGCGCCATCTGGACTTTCTTGAGCGCATGACCGTCACCAGGGGGACGGTAGAAGACTGGCACGCGCTTAAGTCGCTTCACTACAAGACAGATGGGAAGCCGTTCGCCCCTACCTACTACCGTTGTGAGCTAGATGGTCGGTTGGTAGGCGTTGTAGTTATGGCCTTCCCTAAACTGCTGCTGGCGCCGCGGCATCGCATGTTTCCAAAGCTGAAACCCACAACCAACACCACTGTGGCAAATCAGTACTGGGGACGTTACGTAAACAACAACTTCGCTGTGATCAGCCGCTCTGTAGTGGACACCCAGTATCGTGGCGTCGGGGTATCGTATCGCATGATTAATCTGGTTAGCAGGATGCATGACCGGCCAATCATCGAGATCCAGTCGTCGATGAGCAAATATAACCCGTTTGCTATGAAAGCAGGGTTTTGCTTCATCCGTCCTGAACGTCCGAAGAGCTACGAAAGCGCGCTTCGTGTCTTTCAGCGCCATTTTCGTTCTGACCCCGGCGACAACGAAGCGATTGTGAAGGAGCTGTTTGCGATGACTGATTCACGCCGGCGCCGCGCACTGCGAGATCTGGTGGCGGACTACCACAAGAATAGTTCTCTGGCAAAAGCAGGCCGCAACCGTGGCACTACCATTCAGGATATCGCGGATAGCCTGGTGGATGAGGCCAGCATCGTGAAACTGCTCAAGGATATTCACAATCTGAGCTTCACTTCACCGCTCTATGGGGTTTATCGCAACCCTGATTTTGGTCGCCAGCTGCCTGACACACTGCCACTGCTGGCTTTTGATAAACAACCGCTGAATGCACCACTGGATATTGCGTTACCGGCATAAGGATTTGCCATGACACTGACTGATAAACAGAAAGACATCATTAAGACCATCAACTTAGGCCATGAACGTGGACATTTGCTCGATCTGGACGAGCTGCTGGAAGTGCTGCCTTACCGGACGACAAAGCAGTCTATGCAATTCTCCCTGCGCGCGCTGATCAAGAAAGGTTTGGTCGAAAAGCACGACTGCCGGCCGCGAGAGGATTCTGGCTAACAGCGTCGAACTCTGGGGCTGACGACATTAGGTCGAGCCAGAGCCAAGTTACTGGTGATGTAAGTTGGTCTGGGAGTCAGATTAACAGCCTGCGTCTGTATATATAACTAATAAGTCACTTATTAAATATATACGAAAGCAGGCTCTCAAACGGATTCCCCAGACCTAATTAATACAACCAGAAAACAAATTGTTTAAGAGTGCAAGGAAGCGCTCTGTGTGTGTTTTAGAGGGATCTATGACTGTCGAAAAAGACGAGAGCAAAACTCGCCTGACTCCGGCTGAATGGGCGGAAGCCGAAGCGAAATGGACTTCGGGCGAGTATACGCTCTCAAAACTGGAAGAAGAGTACGGCATCCGTCGTGAAACGCTCTCCAGACACTTCAAAAAGCGTGGATTAGAGAAAGGCGCCGATTCTGTTGGAAAGATGGTGCGCGAGTCTCTCAAGTCCGATGTAGAACTGCGCGCTAAAGCCCGAGCCGAAAAGATAGAAGACCGCCGGACACGCTATGACGGCTGGGCGTATGCCCTTGGTCAGATGGTGATGGTCGAGGTCACTACAGCAAAGCGCGAAGGTAAGCCACTGGCCTCGATTGAGGACGATCTTAAAAGCCTGCAGCGCGCCAGCGGCACGCTGGCCAAATGCTTCGAAATTTCCTCCAAGGCATTGGGCATGGAGAAAGAAGAAGGTGGTGAAGAGGATATTCCGAACCTTGTCTTTGGCGAGCTAACCCCATCACAGGTGGCCCAGCTGCGCAAGGAAGATGATGAGCCCGAAGTGATTGATGACGATCTGTTGGAATCACTCGAAGAAGAAGCGCTGAGCGAAGCTGAGAGCGATTTTGACGCATCGGGCGAAGACGATGATGGAGATGCATAACCATGTCCATCCCGTCGTCTCTAAGTCTCGTACAGCTGCACTCCGGGCAGATGCAAGTCTTCCAGTCGCCACATCGTTTCAAAGTGGTGTGCGCCGGACGACGTTGGGGTAAATCGAGGCTGTCGATCTCAACCATCATTCGCGCTGCCGCTAAGGAGAGAAAACAACGAGTTTGGTACGTCGCGCCGACCTACCAAATGGCGCGCCAGATTCTTTGGGATGATCTGCAGGAAGTTCTGCCGCGTAAGTGGATTCGGAAGAAGAACGACACCACGATGACTATCGTGTTGAAAAACGGTTCGGAGATCGCGCTTAAAGGCGCGGATAAACCGGATACGCTTCGTGGTGTTGCGCTGCATTTCGTTGTGCTCGACGAATTCCAGGATATGAAGCCAGACACCTGGTACAAGGTTCTCCGTCCGACATTGTCATCCACCCGCGGCGGCGCGCTGATCATCGGTACGCCGAAAGGGTTCTCCGAATTCCATAAACTATGGACTATCGGGCAGAACAAAGAGCTGCAGCGCAAAGGTCAGTGGAAAAGCTGGCAGTTTGTAACCGCTGATTCACCATTCGTTCCGACGGCAGAAATCGAGGCAGCCAAGAACGATATGGACCCTAAGTCGTTCGCTCAGGAGTACCTCGCCAGCTTCGAAAACATGTCAGGGCGCGTGTATTACCCGTTCGATCGTAGCGTTCACGTTAAGCCGCTGCAGTTCAATCCTAAATTACCGGTGTGGGTAGGCCAGGACTTCAACATTGATCCAATGTCGTCGGTCATCCTGCAGCCACAACCGAATGGGGAGCTGTGGGCTGTGGATGAGCTTGTCTTGTTTTCGTCGAATACGGCAGAAGTGTGCGATGAGCTGGAGCGCCGCTTCTGGCGGTGGAAATCGCAGGTCACAATTTTTCCAGACCCGGCCGGCGCCTATCGTCAGCACGCTCGTGGGGAATCGGACATCGACATCTTCAAGGAGAAGGGCTTTCTGCGTGTTGATTATCCGAAAAAGCACCCACCGATTGCTGATCGTGTGAACTCAGTGAACCGCATGTTGATGAGCGCCTCTGGCGAAACTCGTTTGTATATCGACCCTAAGTGCAAACATCTCATCGATTCACTGGAGAAAGTTATCTACAAACCAGGCTCTCGCGATATGGATAAGAGCGGGGGGATTGAGCACAGCGCGGATGCCTTGGGCTACCCGGTTCATCGTAGGTATCCCGTAAAAAATCGTGTTATTCTTGGTGGTTCAAGATAAGTAAGTACTTACCTATCATGGAAGGGAAGCAAATGGAATTGACTGAGAAGCAAATTAAGGATCTTGTGGCAAGACGCCACCCCGAATACATAAAGAAAAAAGAGCACTGGGATTTCCTCGCCAGCACATACGCTGGCGGGCGTGCCTGGTTCGATGACAACATTTTCCGATACTTCAAAGAAGGTGATCAGGAGTTCAAGGAGCGTCTGGAACGCGCCTACCGCTTCAATCACACCAGGGAAGTGGTGAACCTGATTAATAAATATCTCTTTAAAGAGGACATCCATCGAAATGTAGAAGAAGCGCCTGAGCCAATTCAGAAGTTCTGGAAACGCGCGACACGACAGAATGTTTCCATCGATGGCTTTATGTCCGCGCTTGACCTCCAGTCCTCCATCTATGGCCGTGTCTGGGTGGTGGTCGATAGCACGATGGATAGTGACGCAGAATCCGTCGCTGACGAGAAGAAGAAGGATGTTCGCGCCTATGCCTACTGGATTTCTCCGCAGCAGATGTTGGATATGGCGTGGGACGATGACGGCAATTTGATCTGGGCGCTGATTGTCGAAGTGGCGCGCGATGATCAAGATCCTTTTACCTCATCTGGCCAGGAATATCAGCGTTATCGTCTATGGACACGTAACGAGTGGTATCTATTCCGGGAAGAGGTTAAGAAAGGCGCCGGGAATGCCGGTCGTCGGACCGCAAAAGTTGTGCTTGAAGATAAAGGCGAACACAAACTTGGCGTTGTACCTGTGTTTCCTGTTGATTGCATAGGGGAGAGCGAATCGCCGTATTTTAGCCCGTCGCTTATTGATGATATCGCCTACCTTGACCGTGCAGTAGCCAACTATCTGTCGAACCTTGACGCCATTATTCAGGATCAGACGTTCAGCCAACTGGCCATTCCCGTTCAGTCGCTCCTGCCAGGCGATGAGAATCACGCAAAGGTAATGGAAATGGGGACAAAACGCGTCTTCACCTATGACTCGGAAAGTGGCAACCAGCCTTTTTATTTGTCGCCAGACCCTAAGCAAGCTCAGATGATCATCACCACTATCCAGACCGTGATTAATGAGATCTACCACTCCGTTGGGGTCGCTGGCGAGCGAACAAAGCAGGATAACGCTAAGGGGATCGATAATTCATCCGGGGCCGCCAAGTTATATGATTTTCAGCGGGTTAATAGTCTGCTTATTACTAAAGCCGAGCGTCTTGAGCGGGCTGAACGCCAGATGATGTTTTTGGCGGCGAAGTGGATGGGGGTCGATCTCGATGAGGAGCATTCGCTGATTGCCTATCCGGAGAGCTTTGATATCCGCGGTCTGACGGATGAATTTGCCGTTGCCGAGAAACTTGGGCTGCTGGAAGCACCGGATTCTGTGCGTCGATATCAGATGGAAATGCTCATTGAGAAAATCTTCCCGAATATTTCGGCCGCGATGCAGAAAGAATTTGAGAAAGATCTCTTGAATTTTCCGCCAAAAAATGCTCTTAACACCCTTGAAAATAAGTCAGTACTTACTTATCATCGTGATACAGTCCAAGAGAGCGGACAAGATCTATCCCAAGGGAATGGGAACTCATCAACTCAAGCAACCGAGTGATAAGTAATTAAAAGGAATTTTTATGAATCTGTGGCAAATGCTAATGGCCCGTCGTGGCCTCATGGATGTCGCCGAATCACATGAACGTGGTGGCGCAGGTGCTGGAGCTCCCGCTGGTGCAGAAGAGCAGGGCACCCAGGAATCTGGTAAGCAGAACGGCGAGCAGAAAGATCAGCCGAAAATCGAAGACGATGAATTCGGAGGGATGACTCAGGAAGAGTTGCTCGCTGAATTGCGTAAATCCAAGAAAGCCGGTGCTGACCTGCTGAAAGAGAACATGAAACGCAAGGAAAAAGAGCGTGCCATGGCCGATCAACTGGCTCAGTACGGTGATATCGATCCGGCACGAGCACGCCAGCTTCTTGAAGCTGAGCAAGCCGCAGAAAACGCACGCCGTGAGGCGGAGCAAGCTGAACTGGAACGCCGCGGTGAATTCGATGCTGTGAAAAAGCAAATGATCGAAGCTCACCAGGCTGAGATGGCTCAACGTGATGAACGTTTTTCCGCTCTGGAGAGCGAAAACGCCGCACTTAAAGCCCAGCTGGTTGAAATGACCGTCGGCGCTTCCTTTTCTGGCTCCAATTTCCTGCGTGAAAAAGTTCTGATGACTCCGGCTAAGGCCCGCGTTATCTACGGCTCTCATTTCGAAGTGGGTGAAGACGGTAACGTCGTTGGCTATGACAAGCCGGCAGGTCAGAAAGAGCGTGCTGTTCTGGTTGACGGCGAAGGTAAGCCGTTACCGTTCGAATCCGCGATTGAGCGTATTTTACGTGCAGATCCGGAAGCTGACGCTTTATTGCGCAGCGAAGCTAAGCAGGGTGCTGGTTCAATTAGTAAACCGACCCACAAAGTAACCCAGCCGAAGAACAAGTCGACAATGGATAAGTTGACTGCCGGTTTAGGGAAAATCGGAATCAAGTAACATCTTAAATCATAGGGAAATGAAAGATGCCATTACTGCGTGAAGAAGCTGAAAAGCTGTCTAATAACGAGCTTGAACAGGGCGTGATCGAGACCATTATCGATCGTGACGACCTGTTTGCCGTCCTGCCTTTCATGAAGATCAATTCGAAGGCATATCTTTATAACCGCGAAAAAACCCTGAGCGAAGCTACTTTCATTGATGTGAACGACACCATCACCGAAGGTGCAGCAACCTTCGAAGAGAAAGTTGCGAAGCTGCGCATTCTGGCTGGCGACGTTGACGTCGACAAATTCCTGGCTACCACTATGGCTGATACCAACAACCAGCTGGCTATCCAGGTTCGTCAGAAAGTCAAAGGTCTGGCTCGTGCCTTCCGTCGCAATCTGATTGTTGGCGACTCCACCACTAACAACAAAGCCTTCGACGGTATTCCGAAGCTGATGCATGACGATCAGAAGATCGACATCTCCGGCGCATCCATGACTTTCTCCATGTTCGACGAACTGGTCGACGCAGTTAAAGATCTGGGCGCAGACTGCATCATGATGCGTTCTGAGCATCTTCGCGCATATCGTGCGCTGCTGCGAACTGTAAACGTAGGCCCGTCCGAAATCATGATGGAAAACTTCGGTCGACCAATGCTGTGCCATAACGGCGTTCCGTTTATCGTAAACGATTTCATTCCGGTTGCGGACTCCACCAAAGCGGATATCTACTGTCTGCACCTTTCTGAAGAAAACGGTGTAACTGGTCTGTACGGCGGCGAAAACGCCGGTATCGTTGTGGAAAACATTGGCACCGTTCAGAACAAAGACGCAGTACGTACTCGTGTGAAGTGGTACTGCTCTCTGGCCAATAAGCACGACAAAGCTATCGCGGCGCTGACTAACGTCAAAATTTAATCCTAATAATAGGTAAGTACTTACCTATTATTTTTAAATGGGTGGGCTATACGCCCGCCCTTTTTATAGGAGCGATATATGTCAGAAAAAAAAGTGAAGATCACTGAAAAGGCCTTCACCGACTTTACGGGGGTTATGTTCCGTACTTCTTTCACTAAATCGGTGTCCGATCATCCAGTAAACGAGCGCATGCAGAACCGTATCACCGCAGCTATGCGAGCGGTTCCGATGGAGCCCACTGTCGCTGTTACCGGTGTGTCGGTAAGTCCTAAGTCGGCATCGGTGGAGGTGAAAAAAACGGTTCAACTCACGGCTACCGTGGCGCCTGCTGGTGCTACCAACAAGAAAGTTACCTGGGCGTCGAAAAATGCTGAATTTGCAACGGTTGACGCGGCTACTGGTCTCGTGACCGGCGTTGCAGAAGGGACTGCAACAATTGAAGTCACGACCGCAGACGGCAGCCATAAAGCAACCGCAACTGTTCAAGTTACAGCAGCTGCAGCCTGATTCAGCAACAAGGTGTGGCTCTGGCCACCCTGTTCAGAGGAAAACTCATGAAACCAGCAAAAATTCATCTTCTGGAACCTCAGTTCCTTGGATACACGGGCATCCTGTGCGGCGTTTACTTTAAAGACGGCATTTCCGTAGCAGAGCTGCCATTCCTCGATCAACAGCGGATCTGCGCCTCAATGCGTGCCGAAACGATTGATGGGCAAAATGTCTCTCCATCAGCTGCCTTCAGCAATCGTAACGAGCTGGTGGCCGATCAGATTGTGGAGCCTACGGCCCCTGATATTGTCCCTATGAAACGTGGCGTCGCGAAGGAGGAGACAAAACATGTGCAGCGCTTCACCCGAGAAGAGCTGGAGTCCATTGCTGACTGTGAAGGTATCGCCGGCCTGCGCCAGATCGGCAACACGCTTGGCGTGAAAGCGAAGGGCATTGTTGAAATGATCGAGGGCATCCTGAAAGCACAAGGCGGTGAGTGATGGCTCTGATCGACACGTTTCGTAGCGGAGACATCGTGTCTCTGACCTTCGCCTTTAACGTACTGGATATCGACTCCGCCTCTTATACGGTGCGAGATAGTGCAGGCACAACAATTGTGGACGAAGAGCCTCTCGATATTGCAGAAGGCCAAATGTCTATACCGGTTGTGATCTCAGCAGAGCATAACCAGCTGGTCGAAAAAGAGCGTGATCTGCGCTACGTCATCGTGAAGGCCACAGCGGGTGGGCTAACCCACGAAGAGCGGCAGATGTATGTGCTGCTTAATAGCTTTGAACTATCCGTCCCGGGTCAGTCGTTTGCCACCGTAGCCGATGCTCAAATGCAGGCCATTGATATGATCAATGGAGATACATTGCTGGCTGATGGAGAGGGTTTGATGCGCAAGCGGCTAATCGAAGCGACACGGCGAATCAAAACCTTACCTTTCTCTATCCGGAGGATCATGCGCATCGATTTCGACCGGTATGACCGTCCCCAAAACATGCTGAATGTCTATGACATTCCCTGGGGGGCTGACGGTGTGTATCGGCAGGATTTGGTGGACTGGGAACGGATCACTTCGGAGCAGTTTGCGGATTTGCCAGACTACTTTAAAGAGGCGCTGCTTCTGGCCACCGTTAATGAGGCATGCGAGATCGCCAATGGCAACGATATTGCGAGTGCGCGTGAAGACGGCATTTTGTCTGAATCTATCGGTGAAACAACCAATATGTACCGCACAAGCAAAGTGGCGAATGTCCGTGTGGCCCGCAGCACCTGGCGATTGCTTATTAGTTACATCAACAATCGGATGATTGTTCGTCGTGCGTAACACACGTCGTGCTCTTTACTTCTGGTCGACAGGCCAAAGACGGGAAACCGCGCCTCCGCCTGGTAATGAGTGCGACGACTTCACACAAGGAGAGTGGATGAATATTTCGTGGCAAGCCGAATTGTCGATCTACCGGTTTGGTTCCAAAAACGTCTACGGTGAAGCGCAATTGCAGTTCGTCAGGAAGACGAAAGTAGGCGTCGTTAAATTTGAACAGAGCAATGAAAAATCGTCCGTCAGGGCAGATAGCTCTGGAAGCCGCGGAAAGGCGGCGCTGGAATTGTTTGACGCAGTACTTATTGCTCCACTTGAAGCCGCTGTTCAACTCGACGACGTTCTTGTGCTGGAGGGACAGAAGCTGAAGGTCTCAAGCGTACATCGGCGATGGGGACTACGAGGCCGCCCTGGGCATCTTGAGTTGGGGGCGAATATATGGGTTTGAAATATGACGCACACCAGTTTAAGCGTGCCGGCGCCAGACTTAATAACAGCCAGAAAGCGTTCAAGCGATATCTAATCAGGGACATGGAAAAGCTGGCGCGTCTGGTTGAACGACTGGCACGAGCCATGGCCCCGCTTGAAACCGGATCGCTTGAGAGCGCCATTTTTGCGCGGGTTGTAAAAGAAGGATACGCGGGGCTTCGTATTGAGCTTTCCGTTTCAGGCGCAAAGCAGCGAGAAGGGCATCCAGGCGTTGAGGTGGGGGACTATGCCAAATACATGGAGCTTGGTAAGTACCGTCTTGGTTATTTGTCTCGTATGAAGAATGTTACCAACCCTCCTGTCGCCGGCGTGAAGCCTAAAGTGGGCCCATATTTCCTTGAGCGAGCGACTCAGATCAGCGAAAAGCAATTTTCGCAGACGATCTTGGAAGCTGCCAGAAAAGCAGGATTTACGCGAGGTTGACGTGTTTGTAGAAGCATTCGCAAAATTGATACAAAAAAAGGGGCTTGGAAAAGTAGGGACGGACATTTTCTGTCACTACATGCCAGCAAAAGTTAAGTCTGGCATCTTGCTGATTAATCCCAATACAGGCATAGCCATCGACCCGGATTTGCAGGGTTTTTACTTCGACTCATTCACGATAGTAGTTCGCAATGCGAGTATTACAAAATCTGTTGAAATGGCCAACGAAATCATGGGCATCCTTCCTGTTAGCAACGTTGAGTCTGACGGGGTATTCTTCAAAATGGTTAGGCCGATGGCGATGCCAATAACGTATCCAATAAATGACGGATCGCTTATTGAAACGGGGATTCCACTTGAATTTGCCGGGTACTTTATTGAACTGAATAAATAAGTAAGTATATACTTACTATTGTGTGTCGGAATGACACTGTTTTAACGGAAAAAGGAGTTTTCCAATAATGTCCAATACCCATGTTAAAAACATCAAGCTTGGCGCCTGCAAGGTGTCGTTTGGTGGCGTGGATCTGGGTTACACCAAAGGCGGCGTTCAGGTTGAAATCGCAACCGAAACGCTGAAAGTGACCGTAGACCAGCTGGGCCAGACCACGATCTCCGAGCTGATCCAGGGCCGCAATATCACCATTACTGCGCCGCTGGCTGAATCCGTGTTGAAAAACATGGTCGATCTGATGCCAGGTTCCACGCTGAGTTCTGGCGAAGATACCGTAACCATCACGTCTGCGCAGGGTGTGAACCTGATCGACGTTGCGAAAGAGTTGGTGCTGACCCCGCAGGATGCGACGGATTATGTTCTGACCATCCCTAAAGCAGCAACTGCGGGTAACTTCACCATGACCTACCAGTCTGACGACGTTCGCGTGTTCTCAGTTGAGTTTTCCGCTTACCCGGACGACGCTGGCGTGTTGGGGAAAATGAGCCTCCCAAAGCCGGTTGAGAGCGTCACGCTGACCCCGTCTTCACCGACCGTAAAAGTGGGCGCTAAAGTTCAGTTGAGCGCAACCTTTACCCCGGCCGATGCAACCAATAAGACTGGCGTGTGGAGCTCTGATGCGACTGATAAAGCGACCGTAGATCAGAACGGACTGGTAACTGGTAAAGCTGTCGGTTCAGCCAATATCACCTTCACAACTAATGACGGCGCCAAGAAGGCGACCAAAGCCGTCTCTGTAACTGCCGCAAGCTAAATTGTTATAACCCAAGAGGCCCATGGATGGGCCTCTGTATGAGTTTAAAAGGATTTAAACCATGACCAAATTACTCGATCTCGACTCCATTCTGCCGCCGAAAAAAAGCATCAAATTTGGTGGCAAAGAATATCCCATCATTGAAATGACCGTCGGCCTCTTTGTTTCTATCAAGCAGATGGAAGACAAAGACCTCATGAATATGTCTCCCGTCGACCAGGTAACTGCCTACGCAGAACTGGTACGCAAAGTCATTCCGTCAGTACCTGACTCCGTTCTGGAAAAACTGACTGTCCAGCAACTCCAGCAGATCTTCACTTTCGCCATGGAAGTGATTGATGAAGAGAACGAAAAAGCGGCTGGCGAAGGGGCAAAGTAATATCCCGCGATGAATCCGGGGTAAAGACCGTTTCGATAGATCTCGGATTCTATTTCAGTCGTGTAGTTGCTCACTACGCCGTATCGCCAATAGAGCTACTGAGTGTCCCGTTGACCATGTTCTGGATGCTCAGCCGCAATATCGATCGTCTGCGAGCGGAAGAGGATGTCCGCAATCTGCAGGTCGCCCGCGTCGCCCAAGCGGATGGCGATGGCGTTAAGGCGTTCATGGAGGGTTTGCAACTCAGGATTGGAAGGCCAGTCGTTACTGATAAAGTCTACCGTCCGCATATGGATAAGGCAGACCCCGACGCCAAAGAGCAGCTGATGCAAATTTTTGGCAGAGGATGACAAGGGAATGTCACAAAACGTAGAGTTTATCCTGTCGCTGGAAGACAAACAGTTTACGGCGTCAATCGACCGGGCGGGTAAATTACTTACCAAATTTGGCGAGCGGGCTACCAAACCGGCTCAAAAAATTAAAAACCTCGAGCGCTCTCTGGGTTCGGTCTCCAGCATTCTTGGCGCTCTTGAAACCAGACTCAATTCTACGGCAGACAAACTACAGGACGTAGCTGCCGGTTTTGAACTCGTTTCCAACACCTCTCGAAAGGCACAACGTGAACTGTCCGCTATCAGCACTGATTTGCGGACATTCACAGATCGCGTTGATTCAGCAACATCGTCTACGCACAAGTTCCTGGCCTCATTGCGGAAGGTTCAGTCGGAACTCAATGAGTTTTCTGATTGGGTTAAATACGCAGGAGACCATGCCGGTAAATTCAACACTGAGATCAAGGGTGCCACTACTTCTCTTGGTGGGATGAACACCAGACTAAATGCGACCAGCAAGCGTCTGAGCAATTGGGGAACAACGACAAGCCAGGCGGCCGAGGGTTTAAAAAAAGTCAAAGATCAGATGGATGGCGTTATTCGAAGCCAGCAGCTGATCAGCCGTCCAGTCAGGGTCAGAACAACCACAACGGGTGGGGGAGGCAGCGGAGGTGGCGCTGATCGATTTACCGCTGCGCCCCATCGCGGTGGTGGTCGTGAAAATGGCGTCTTTTATGGATTACGCGGCAATATTTTCCTTCTGGGAGAAATTGGGGATGCTGCCAGAACGGTTACTGACATCCTGTTTGGTTGGCAGAAGCCGATCGTAGAGGCTGCGGCCGAAATGCAGCGTATGCGTGTCATGTTGCGTGGCTTGAACAAGGATAAAGTCAATCCTGAAGAAGCCGCTGCTCAAGACATGCAGTATATCGTGAACATGGCGAAAAACGCCCCATTTGCGATGCAGTCTTTAACCGACTCATTTGTGAAGTTCCGTTCTGCTGGGCTCGATCCTACTGATGGCTCGTTAAAGGCACTGGTGGACTCAGTCGCACGTTTTGGTGGCGATAGTGAGTTGCTTAAACGAGCGGCGGTGGCTGTCCAACAGATGTCTGGTAAAGGCGTTGTGTCGATGGAAGAGCTCCGCCAGCAATTGGGTGAAGCGGTTCCAAATGCGATGAAGGCCATGGCAGATGCGGCCGGTATCACGATGGGTGAGCTAACCAAAGCCGTCTCCAGTGGGACCGTTGAAGCGAAACATGCTCTTTCATTGATGTTTGTTGGTTTGCGTGCGGAAAACGAAAATGCCGCCAAAGATATGATGCAAACCTACACCGGTGCGTTGGCGCAGCTGCAAACCTCTTTCACTCTGTTTGCCGATCGAGTAGGGCAGGCTGGATATCTTGATTCTCTGACCAAGGGGATGAAAGAGCTGGCGGCCGTAATGAACAGCGCTGAAGGCATTTCGTTCGCTAATTCACTGGGAGAGGGGCTTACCACCGCGATTGATGGCCTGCGCGAGCTGGCGCAATGGTTGGCTAAGAATCAGGAGTTGGTTATTACGCTGGGCAAAATTGTCGCCGGAATGGTGGCATTTAAAATGCTCAGAGCGGGCATTTTAGGTGTTGTCGGCGCCGGCGGCCAGATGCTTTCCACCTTCATGAAAATGTCCACTGTAATCCAGACACCATTCACGCTGGGAGCGACGGCGGTCACTCGTTTCAATCGTGCTGCACGCATGGGACTGGCACCAATCCCATCGCTCATTTTTGCCATTCGTGGCGCGATTACGGGGCTGAAAGGGGCATTCGCTGGGCTGACTGCGTTTATCGCAGCAAACCCGATTGGCTTTGTGTTTACTGCCGCAATGACAGCAGTGGCGGGGCTGATCACTTACATGACTATGCTCCGCAGCGAAACGTCAAAAGTCGTTGATGAGATCCGCAAAATCCCCGAGGCGATGACGGCCGCCAAGCGCGCACAAATGGCGGATTACAAGGAACGTCTTGATCGCCAAATAGCTCAGAAGGAGCAGGAGCTAAATTCTGGTGAAAAAATGGTCTACGGACCAGGGATGGCCGGAACCACTATCAAAATTGACCGTAAGAAGGTCGAGTCCGAACTGAGCGACCTTCGCAAACAACGCGATAGAGTTAGTGGGACTATTGAACTGGGGGACACTGCCGTCTCCAAACGTCTCGCAAAAGAGGCGGCTGAATCTCAGATTGAAAAAATCCGCGATGAAAACAAAGATTTTTCGGCCAAGTTCGTGAAAGCGCGCCAGGAAGCTTTGGAGAAAATTCAGAAGATCAATGACGACAAGTCTTTGTCCGATGATGAAAAGAACAAGCTGCTGGGGCCATTACGAGAAACGGTAAATAAATCTTATCTGGTACCAGCCCAAAAGTTGGTTGAGTCTTTATCATCGCGCAAGACCGCAACTGAAAAGCAGATCGCACACTTCAGCGATCTGCTGGAAAAGGCAAAAAAAGAAGGAAACACAGAACAGGTACAGAAGCTGCAGGGCAGTATTCGTGGCTATCAGGAACATCTTGAAACTGTTGCTCAGGAACTGACACAGGCTGAGTTTGAACGCGATAACGCGGCGAAAACCGGGAAGGGCGTGAAGACCAACCAGGGAACAGTGCTTGGGTTGGGCACCAGCGACAAAGGCGCTGATAAAGCGCTTGCGCAGTACATGCGCAACCAGATGGACTCTGCGGTTTACCAACGCACGCTGCCTGATGGCACACCAATGATGGATTTTGAAGGAAAACCTATCATTGGGCCGAAGCAGCTTAAAACTCAGCTTAACCTGCAGAAAGCCTCAACCGCATCTTCTCTGGAAAAGATGAGCGAGAAGGAGCGTGCAGCCGCCATAGCCGCATTAACCAAAGCTCGTGAACAAGATGCCGCTGCTGCCGAGAGGGCAGGGAAGCGTACCGCGAATGCCTCGGAACGCGCCGCGAAGAGGGAGGAAAGTGCGCAACAGAAGCTGGCTGCCGGCTACCAGAAAGCACTGGATAAAGCCGATCAGCTTATGGGGCAGATGGGTGAAAGCTCAAAAGCGACTGTGTCGTTTGATCAGTCTCTCCGCGATACCAACAAATCTCTGACCGAACTAGCCAACGCCGTACCGAATGAGTTCATCACTCAGGAGATGATCGACAAAGCCAAGTCTCGTCTGGCTGACCTGGCAAATGCGAGCGACGACTATCGTGAGATGTTCAACCGTCGCAACGTCGAGCAGATGATCTCCACCTGGGCGCCGGAGTCCGATTCCATCATTAGCGCGGGCTACAGAGCATCACGCGGCGAGAAGGTGGCCGACTTTGAGGAAACTTATAACCGTAACCTCAAAGCGCTGATGGATCTGCGCGAAACTGCCATCAAGTCAGGTACTGCGTCTAAGAGTCAGATTGAGCAATACACTAAGCAGATCAACCAACTCGTTGCCGCTGGCAACAATGCGCTGATTAAGCAAACAGGCACAGCGACCCAGCAGTTGGCTCTGGAGTATGAGAACCTGGCTGAACAGATTGAGGGCACATGGACAGATCTGTTTAGCGGCTTAACTGACACGCTTACTGACTTTGTTGTTAACGGGAAGATGAGCTTCTCCAGTCTGGCCACATCGATCCTTAAAGACATCACCAACATGGTCGTGAAGACCCAGATCACTCTGCCTCTCATGAATATGTTGGGAATGGGAACGACAAACGCCGGCAATGCACAAAGTGGAAATCTCATGAATGGCGTAGCGTCTGCGATCGCTAATCAAGGGGTTCAGCTAGGTAATTCTGGTGTGTCGGTGGCCAATGGGGATAAATCTGTCGGCGAGGCCACTAAGGAGACAGCCTCCGGCATAAATTCTATGGGGCAAGCGTCTCAGAATGCGGCCAGCGGTTTAAGCCAGGCGGTGAATGGCGTCTGGGACTGGACTAAGTCATTGTTCACCGGTACTGACGCTACGAAAGATCAAACCAAAGCGGTTAACAGCAGCATCCTCAGTATGGGGAATCTGTCTACCGCGGCTGGGGCGCTGGCAGCTACATTCGCCATGGTAGGTGCTTCGTCGTCGAGTTCGTCCAGCCGTTGGCTGAATTTCGGTCTGTCACTGGCCAGTACCGCAGTGTCCGCCTGGGCTGGGTCAGCTTCATCGTCTTCATCTGAGCCAAAGCCTAATGTGAAGAAACACGCCAATGGCGGCATCTTTGGCAAGGAAGGGGTTGTACCTCTGAGAGCCTATCAGAAAGGCGGAATCGCCACCTCACCGCAGTTGGCGATGTTTGGCGAGGGCTCAATGAATGAGGCTTACGTACCGCTGCCAGATGGTCGAACCATTCCAGTCACACTTTCTGCAGAGTCAGCTGGAAAGAGTACGGGTAATGCGGTGTCACCTGTCTCGATTCAGATCAATGTAACCAAGGATGGCCGAACCAGCGAGAGCAGCAGTGGAAGCGAGAGCAGTCTCTGGAACGGTGCAGCGCGGCAAATTAAGTCGATTGTGCTTGAGACGATTGCCGAAGAGAAACGTTCTGGTGGTTCACTTAATCCGCATACCACCAGAGGGTAATAAAGCCGGCCGCCTTAGCGGGCGGCCATCACAAGGAAGTGATATGTCGAGGAAAGTATTTAATTGGTATCCAGATTATGAGTCTGAGAAAACGGTAAAGCCTAACGTGACCGTGCTGAACTACGGCGATGATTACGAGCAGCGCCAGTCGCAGGGGCTCAATCGGATTAAAGAAGAGTGGTCTCTCACGTTCACCCGCAGCCATGACGTGGTAAACGACGTTGATGACTTTTTGACTGCCCGCGCAGGGGTGGAGTCATTCATTTGGACTAACCCAAGAGGCAAAGCAATTATCGTGGTTTGTGATAGCCATACGGTAAAACGTTACCCAGGTTATCAAGTGCTTACGGCAACATTTAGACAGGTTTTTGAGTCTTAATTTGCGACTATAGATAAGTAAGTACTTATCTATTATTATATATCAACGTCACAGGATGTGACGTTGAGTTTTTCAAGGATGAAGTGATGGGTATTAGAGCTGATATTCAGAGTTTATCGCCTTCTGCGCTCATTGAGTTGTTCGAGCTGGATATGTCGGTGACAACCTCCGGCGGCAAGTTGTATTTCCATGCCGGCACCAACGGGCTTAGCCAGCCAATTGTCTGGCAGGGAGTTTCCTATGAGCCGTGGCCAATTAAAGCGTCTGGCTTTGATAAAAGCGGTCAGGGAACACTTCCTCGTCCAAAGATTCAGGTTTCCAACTACGACGGTGTAATTTCTGCCGAGCTGCAGGCCAATGACGATCTGATTGGCTGCAAAATCATTCGCAAGATGACGCTGGCACGTTTTCTGGACGCGGTGAACTTTCCGGATGGAAACCCGACCGCAGACCCAAGTCAGCATTTTGCTGATGAAATGTGGTTCGTCGAACAGAAGACCCTGGAGACACACCAGTATGTCGAATTCGAGCTGTCCAGCGTCTTAGATCTGATGGGTGTTCAACTGCCGTATCGTCAGATCATCAAAAACAGCTGCCCGTGGAAATATCGCGGAACAGAGTGTGGCTACACCGGCCCATATTTCGACAAAAACAACCAGCAAACCTCTTTGGCCGGCGCCGACTACTGCACCAAGCGTTACGACGCCTGTAATGCTCGTCGCAACTACTTCGCGAATGGCGTTATTCATTTTGGCGGATTTATTGGGGCGACACGATATGAGTAACCAGACGTTACCTGAGCTGGGCTCAGAAGTCATGCAGGATATCTACCGCTGCGCTATCCAACGTTACCCGAATGAAGCGTGTGGCTTTCTGGTGCGCACACAGGGTGAGAAATATCGCTTTATGGAAGCGATGAATGTCTCTGAAACGCCACGTGAGGATTTTGTCATGCGTGCCAGCGACATTATTGCGGCCGAAGATGCTGGGGAAGTGATCGCTATTTGGCACTCTCACGTTGAGCGCAGCGCAGAGGCGTCAGACCCGGATCGCTCCGGGTGCGAGGCGACGGAACTACCGTGGATGATTCTGGCAATTCGCAAAAATGTGGAAAGCGATATGCCATTCCACTTTAGCGAAATGAACGTCATTTATCCGTGTGGTTTTGAGATGCCCTACCTCGGGCGCCCATACGTATTCGGTGTGTTTGATTGCTGGATGCTGTGCCGCGATTACCTAAAGCGTGAATTTGACGTTGAGCTGAATGCAAACGCCCACCTGCATATTCCTTCCTGGTACACGGGGGACAACGACATCCTCGACCAGAACTACCGAAATGAAGGACTTGTCCGCATGGCGCCGGGGACGGAACCCCAGCGCGGCGACATCTTCTTCATCCAGTACGGGAAAATGCCAGATCACTGCGCGGTATACATCGGCGACGGCATGATCATGCATCACCAGATCGACCGTCTCAGCTGTCGGGCTTATTACGGTGGGATGTATCAGAAGCACACGACGCATCACCTGCGTCACAGGGATTTACTCAAGGGAGACGAGACGTGTCTGAATTAGTTCATGTTCAGCTCGGCGGTGCGATGGCAAAGAACTTTGGCCGCCATTGGAAATTGAAGGTGCGCAACACCAAACAAGCCATCGATTTGATTGAGGCGAATCGCCCGGGCTTTAAAGCCTGGATTAAGCGTAACCGTAACCACTTCGATAAGTACCACATCCAGGTCACAAATAAGCAGGGCCACAAGTGGTCAATGGACGACACCGAATACCAGATGATGGGCGAGTCGGAAAATATCGCAAAAATCCGCATTACTCCCGTACCACGTGGCAGCGGTGGTAAGGCGTTTGGGTGGTTCCAGACTTTCGTAGGCGCCGCGATGATCGCTGTCGGTGCGATTGGCTTTGGTCTTACCGCGGGTGCGTCATCTGCGCTGATGATGGGAGGGATGTCATTGATGATGGGCGGTGTGTCCATGCTGATTTCGCCGCAGGCATCAAATGCGTCTGTCAGACAGGCTGATAACACGGATTCGTTTTATTTCGATGGGCCTCAAAACACCAGCAACCAGGGAAACCCGGTTCAGCTTAATTACGGCGAGGAAATTTTAGTTGGCTCACAGATTGTGAGTTCTTCAATCACCATAGACCAACTGTAAGGGAAGTTTTTTGAACATGGATCAGTTCAAGAAAAAGAGATTGCCCCTCCTGATTGCGGGAGCGGGCGGCAAAAAGAGCTCAGGCTCAAGCCGTACACCAGTTGAAGCGGATGATACCGTTAATTCGCGGGCCATGGCGTCTATCCTCGATCTGCTCGGGGAAGGTGTTGTTGGTGGGCTTATTAACGGTGCTAAATCTATCTTCATCGATGGCGTGGCGCTGGAGAACGAAGACGGATCATTCAACTATTCCGGTGTAACCTGGGATTTCCGGGATGGTTCGCAAGACCAAAGCCCGATGCCTGGTTTCGATTTTGTCGAAACGCCAAAGGCCGTTAACACACAGCTGAAAACCACAAACGCGGTTACGGTCGCCATCGATAACGACGACGCTGATCGTGTCCGAGTGATCATGAAGTTCCCGTCGCTGCGTAGCATTGACAAGAAAACAGGGGACACAAACGGTACTTCGGTCCAGTTTAAGTTCCAGCTGGCCAACGGCAATGGCTCTTTCTATGACGTGATTGCTACAGGTGAGAGCAGCTCTGACGTGACGCTGACTGCGAAAAAGACTGGTGTCTACTACCGCAGTTACGAAATCCAGCTTCCAAAGCCTGGGCGTGCCTATAAAGTGCGCGTGCTTCGTCTCTCCGCCGACAGCAACGATCAGTATCTCTTTAACGATACCTGGGTCGACTCTATCGGTGAGATCGTTGATACCCCAATGAACTACCCGAACTCCGTTCTGGTTGGCCTTAAGGTTAACTCTGAGCAGTTTGGTAGCTCTATGCCGTCACGTTCGTATCTTATCCGTGGCCTCAAAATCCGTGTGCCTTCGAATTATGATGAAAACACGAACACTTATAACGGCGTTTGGGATGGAACCTTTAAACTTCTGTCGTCTTCCAACCCTGCCTGGATTCTGTTCGATCTGCTGACCAATGCTCGTTATGGCCTCGGCAAATTTGTTTCGGAGTCAATGATTGACCTTGGCCAGCTTTATCAGATCGGTCGCTACTGCGACGAAGAGGTTGATGATGGCTTTGGCGGCAAAGAAAAACGCTTTGCAATCAACACCCAGATCACCAGTCGTCAGGACGCTTATCGTCTGATTCAGGATATTGCCGGTGCTTTCCGTGGCATGGTTTTCTGGGCTGGTGGCATGGTGAATATCATGCAGGACAGCCCGTCTGATCCTGTCATGCTGTTTACCAACGCAAACGTAAAAGATGGCCTGTTTACCTATAAAGGCTCTGCTCGAAAAGACCGGCCGTCCGTAGCGCTGATCACTTATAACAACAAACAAGACGGCTATAAGCAGAACGTTGAGTATGTTGAAGATCAGGAAGCGATGGCCCGATACGGGGAGCGCAAGACCGAGGCCGTTGCGTTCGGATGCACCAGCCGTGGTCAGGCTCATCGTGTAGGTTTGTGGCTGCTCTATACCGCGCGTATGGAGTCAGACATGATCACCTTTACCGCGGGCCTGGACGCCTCGTTCCTGATGCCGGGCGAAACCGTTCTGATCCAGAACAAATATCGTGCCGGCAAACGCAATTCCGGTCGCATTGTCTCTTTCACCAAAAACAGCATCACCCTCGATGCACCTGTCTCTCTGAAAAAGAGCGGTAGCTTCATCCGTATCATCAATCAGGAAGGCAAAATCGTTGAGCGAGACATCAACGAGACCGGCGACAACATCACTAAAGTTACCTTCAAGACGGCGTTGGCCACAGCCGATCAACCAGTAGCGAATGGCGTCTGGACGATCACCGAACCAGACCTGGTTCCAATGCGGGCGCGCGTTGTCGCTATCGCGCAAGGTGAAACCCCGGGGTCGTTTGATATCACGGTGGTGCAGAACAATGCATCTAAGTACCAGGCGATTGATAACGGGGCCGCGCTCGTTCCAGAAAATACGACGGTTCTTGATCCCACATATTCCAAACCGAGCAATCTGGTCATCTCAGAAGGCACCTATCTGTCCAGTCCGGGCAACTTGTCCGTGAAGCTGATGCTTGCCTGGGAAGGTAAATCACCAGAATACTGGGTCAGCTGGCGCCGCTCCGACGAGGGCAACGTCTCCAACTGGCAATCTGCCCGCGCCACGGAAGAACAATATGAAATCGTCAATGTTGCCGAAAATGGGCGATATGACTTCCAGCTGTATTCCGTTTCCTTCGGCGGCAAAAAATCCGAGATCATTACTGCTGTCTATCAGGTAAAAGGCACGATGACGCCGCCAGGGGCGCCCACATCACTGACCGCGGTGGGGGATTATCGTAACGTGGTATTGAATTGGGTTAACCCTGATTCAGTCGACCTCGCGCAGATCAACGTGTATGCGTCCAAAACAAATAAGCTGGACACCGCGACACTCATTGCTCAGGCCGCCACAACGACTTTCACTCACGCTGGGCTGGGTGACAACGAGACCTGGTATTACTGGATTCGTGCGGTAAACAAACGTGGGATGGTAGGCCAGCCGAACTCGAACCTCGGTACAGAGGCCACCACTCGCGACGTATTGTCTTTCCTGAAAGATAAGATCACATCTTCTGAACTCGGCAAGGAGCTGCTCGACGAAATCGACAGCAAAGCCACTCAGGAGGCGGTAGACAACGCCATTGGCGAGGTTCAGAACTCAGTCAACGAGTCTATTCAGCAAGTTGAAAACGACCTTGCGCAAACCTCCTCCGAAATTAAGGCGCAGGTTGACTCTGTCAATCAGTCGCTGAAAGAGAACATTGATACCGTCAATCAGACAATTGTCGACAATATCGATACGGTCAACCAGACGATCAATACCAACATCTCCAATGTAAACAGCCAAATTGAAGCTGCAAAACAGTCGATTAAAGACGGCGACGCTGCTCTGTCGCAGGAGATTAAGAAAGCGCAGTCATCACTGACAACGTCGCTGTCCCAGACCAGCAAAGATCTGACTGCGGCCATTCAGAAAGAGACGAATGACCGTATTGCAGATGTTAATGATGCAGCCAAGCAAGCGGCCGACCAACTGCTGAGCGCGAAGAATGAGCTGAAAACCTCTATCGATAGCTTGTCTGAGGTTGTGACCTCCGGTGACGAAAACCTCGCGCGACAGATCTCGCAGATTGCCGCTGGCACAGGGGAACAGTTTGACTCTCTGAAAATCTGGTATTTCGACCAGGACGCTGAAGGCTGGACGGAAGATGATAATGGCTACACGCCAATGAGCGTCACCAGCGATGGCTGGCTGAAAGCGAACAATCCGACCTCAACCTGTCGTTCCCCTAACGGATTGACGATCGATGCCCATGCTTATCGTTTCATTAAGATGCGCATTAAAAAGGTTGGCAACCCAACCTGGAACGCCAAAATGTTCTGGATCGGCGCTGATGAAACCGGCTGGAATGCTGGTCGCTCCGTGGTTATCAATGAACCGGAATACGATGACAAGGGTATTGCGATTCTGACCCTGCACGACATTGAGTGGCGAGATTCGACAACGATTCGTCGTTTCCGCTTCGATTTCACTTCAGGTCAGGATGCGGACAATTACCTGTTATTCGACTGGATCGCCGTTGGTCGACCGACGCCGGGCGCAGGCATGGCCGCGTTACAGGAAGAGCAGCAGGCTCGTGCGAATGCAGATACCGCCGAAGCACAGGCGCGCAGCACATTGGCTGCACAAATCCGCGGTTCATCTGAAAGCGGAAATCTGGACGACATTCGCTCCGGTCTGATCTATCAGGAGAAAAATGCTCGTATCACCGCCGATGCTGCGGAAGCGAGTGCGCGTGAATCCCTGCAGACTGAATTCAACAGAAACAAAGCCTCTGTTGCAGAAGAACTGCATACGCTGTCCACTGAACAAGCTTCCCAGGCAAGCAAGATTACCGGGTTGCAAACAAGCCTTGGCCAGAAGGCCGATGCCAGTGCAGTACAGACAATTTCCCAGAAGGTTGAAGAGCAGGGCAACACCCTTAAATCACAAGGTGCGGCATTGTCTACGCTGGACAATCGCGTAGGAAGTGTTGAGTCTGGTGTGTCTGCGAACAGCAAGGCGATCACGGGTCTGCAGTCGACCGTAACCCAGCAGGGTAAAACCCTTAGCAGCCAGAGTGAAAGCATCACCACCCTGAATAACTCGCTGAGCGATATTCAGAGCGATACCGATACTGCCAAAAGCAACCCGAGCAATTTGCTGGTTAACGCCTCCTTTGAGCGTGACCTGGCAGGTTGGTCTGCAGGCAACAGCGTATCCAGTGTAATCAAGGCGAGTGCGCCCCATTCTGGTAGCAAAATTCTTGTTTGCGCCGCCGGCACGGTGCAAATCACGCAATCTGTAAGCGTCGTCGAAGGGCGGACATACAAGCTGTCCTCTTTTGTGCGGTGCACCACGGATGCGGTGATCAGCAGCCCTGGCAACAACAAACTGCGTATTGGCGCGGCCACGTTGCTCAAAGAGATTCCGATCCGTCCGGAGAATCTGCCCAAAGATGAAACATGGAAAGAGGTCTCTGATACCTGGAAGGCGACGCTGACCGGTAAAGTTGACGTATCGATCATGTCTTCTCTCAAAACCGGTTCTCAGTACTTCGATGATGTTGGTTTTGTTGACGTCACTGATGCTCTGGCGATTGAGGCGAACGCCAGTGCCACCAATACTTTGACCTCTCGGGTATCGTCTGTTGAGGGCACCATCACAAGCCAGGGGCAGCAGATCACTTCGATGCAGAACAGCATCAAGAACAAAGCCGACGCCTCCGCTGTGACTAATCTGACAAACCGCGTAACTGCTGCCGAAAATCAGATCTCCAGCCAGTCCCAGAGCATCACCAGCCTGTCAAACTCGCTGGATAACGCCAATGCTGATGCGGATGCCTCGAAAGCGATCATCGGCAACATGCTCAAAAACAACTCTTTTGAACGTGGTTTCGAAGGTTGGGAGTATGTCGGCTGGACTCTGCTGGAGGCCCAGAACCCCAAATCGGGGAAATACATCATCCAGGCGGGCAAACTGGCCTCTGGCGGTGACTCAGGCTGCAATCAAACGGTCGAGCTGCAGGCTGGCAAGACTTATCGTATCGGCGCATGGGTTCGCAAATCCGCTGACTTCGCGATCAATAATGCCGGCAACAACAAGATTAGCCTTCGAAACGCAGATCTGACGCCGTTAAAGGATATCCCGATCACCGGCGCCGGGCTGTCGACTAACTGGGCGCTTATTAGCGGAGAGTATACGCCAGCCAAAACCGCGAGCGTGGTTGTGTCTCTGCGCGCAAGTGTCGCTTCCGGCTATATGTATCTCGATGACGTCTTCTGCGTTGACGTGAGCAATGAGAAGGCGATTGATGCGACGTCCAATGCGTTATCAACCCTCAACAGTACCGTGACCCAGCAGGGAAAAGACATTACGTCTAACTCCAACAGCATCACTTCGCTGTCAAACCAGATGGTTAACGGCCGCCAGAACATGTGGGTGCGTAGCGTATACAACGTACAACTGGCAAACAGCACTATTGAGCCGACCTTTAGCGATATCAACGGTAAGGCGCCAACCTCGATCGAGGAGGTTCCTGACGCTGCAAAACTGGACTTTGCGAGCGCCGGCAGTTACGTGATCGCGCATTACAAAGCCTTCGTGAAGGTCAATGCTGATACCACCATCACTATGGCTCCAGGTGCTCGTGTTTTTGATGATACGGGCGCTGTATATGTGAACGGTGTTAGGGTTGCATTTGGTAATGCGAGCTGGAATACGGTTAGCTTTGATCTGAAAGCTGGCTGGAGCACGGTTGAGTTTCTGGTGAACCAATGGAGTGGTCAGGCTTACATTAACCTCGGTTTTAAACTGTCCGAGAAGGTAGCCCAGCTGAATTCTGCTCTTGGGATGAACGCGCTTTCGAATGCCATTAGCGCCGTCACCTCAAACGTCAGCACCGTAGGTGATCGCGTCACGAGCACCTCACAGAGCGTTACTGACCTGCGAAATAGCCTCGAACAGACAAACGCTAATCTGGCGAATAAGGCAGATGCACAGGCGCTGTCTACGTTGTCGAGCACGGTGACACAGCAGGGTGACAAGATCATCAGTCAGGGCAACAGCATCACTAAGTTGACCAATGACCTCGAAGCCGCTGACGCAAACATCGCGAAAAAGGCCGATCAGTCGGCAGTCACTACGCTGACAGGTCGGGTAGAGAAGACGGAGTCCGGTCTGACGGCTGCGAACAGCAACATTACGTCGCTCAGCAGTTCTCTGAACCAGCAATCCAAACGCGGCGCCAATCTGCTTCCTGATGGCACTTTTGAAAGCTACGCGGTTGGCCATAATCTATCAAATAATCGCGTTATCGTGACCACTGATGACTCGCATGGCGGTAGTAAGTGCATCCGTGTGACGCGTCCGAATGATTACAACGCTAACGCAACTGATAACAGCGATAATCACATTTTCAGCGGGTTCCAGATTCGCGATAACGCAGTCTTCTATATGGAATGCTGGGTTAAGCTGGATGCCAAGAGCACCGCTATGGCCGAGAATGCGCAGATCTCCATTGGCTTATCGCTCCAGTATCAGGACAACTCTTGGCAGTGGCCGGCAGTCACCAAAGCGGCAAAGGATCTCTCTTCAACTCAATGGACGAAGGTTTCTGGTTACCTGAAATCAACGAAGAGCGGTATTAAGCAGGCAATGGTGAGGATTTCTATTCCTAACGTTAGCAGCGTTAAGGCGGGTAACTCATTCCTCATTGATGACCTGGTCATTACCGAAGTGACTGATGCCTACAACGCGCAAAGTACAGCAGATGCTAACGCCAATGCGATTTCAACACTGGACTCGACCGTCTCCCAACAGGGAGACCAGATCACCAGTCAGGGTAACAGCATCACCAAACTGACAAATGACCTGGCAACGACCAATAACAACGTCAGTAAAAAAGCGGATCAGAGCGCTTTAAGCGTGTTGTCCGGGCGCGTCGATCAAACAGAATCGGGCTTATCCTCTGCGAATAGCAGTATCACTGCGCTTAATTCATCTGTACGCGCAGGGAATGCGACAAGTGGCGATTTGATTAGCAACCCGACATTTGACCCAGAGTTTAGTCAGATGGGCTTCACTGTGGTTTCCAGCTCGTCTGAGGGCGTGCCAGCCAATTGCCCATACGCTTATGTCGCACGCATTGCGGCTCGCGACCATCACCCAAATTTTGCTGCTATTCCGGCGACATTGGGGGATGTCTATGAAATGTCTGCTCTCGTCGCGTGTGGCACCGGCTCCGCTGATTTCAACCTGTATCTCGGAACCGCAACACGGCCAAGCGGCAGCGTTGGCGCGCCTCTGTCATCTGGCGGCAACCGCAAGGCGTCGGCCACATGGCAGCGAGTAACCTGGCGTTTCAAAATTACTCAGGGGATTGTCGATCGCGGCTTCTTCCGTCCATTCCTGCAAATCAACCAGTCCAGCCCGTTCGGCACCGTCTGGTATGTGACCGACTGGCATCTGCGGAACGTAACCGACTCCTCCAAAGTTCAGGATTCTCTCGATGCCACGGCGAAAGCGGTTGATTCGCTGACCTCTACGGTAAATCAGCAGGGGGAGAACATCTCAAGTATTGGTACACGCACTACCAATCTTGAGAACAATTTGAGAACAACAAATGCAAACGTTGCTCAAAAAGCGGACGCAAATGCTCTGACGGCACTGACCAACCGTGTTACCCAGACCGAAAAAGACATTAACTCAACGAGTTCTTCTGTCACGAATCTGAACAACAAGGTTGATGCAATTTCTGTCGGCGGTACAAACCTGATCAAGAACTCCGGCGATATGGCCGGCTGGTCGAACGTTGTCAGCGATACGTATCGTGGTAATGCGGTAACTGGCGCAACTGTAAAAGCTGGCTCCGGTTACAAGGATCTGCGGGAAATCACGCTTGAGTCGCCGGTCGATGCAGGTGAGTACGTTTACAGCTTCTATGCGAAAGGCGGCGTTGCTGGCCAGACGATGACGGCGTTCTTCTACAATCCGAACACCACAACGTCTATCGAGACCAGCCAGGGCGCGAAAGGTAACAACAGTGATGGCCGTGCGCAGTTCACGCTGACCACTTCATGGGCCCGTTATTGGGTTAAGTGGAAGCAGACACCTACTACGGGCACTAAGCGCCTGATTCTGTGCCGTATCGAGAGCAATACCTCCAAAGACCAGACGGTGTACATCAACAGTCCGAAGTTTGAGGTAGGTAACGTTGTTTCCGACTGGAACGAGTCTCCGTCTGATAGCGCCAGTGCGTCGGCTGTGGATTCGCTGACAACGAAAGTGAATCAGCAAGGCACTTCCATTAGCTCTATCGGAAATCGCACCACATCGTTGGAGAACGGGCTGTCGACAGCTCAGAACAATATTGCCAAGAAAGCTGATGCTTCTGCATTGCAGGATCTCCGGAACACGGTGACATCTCAGGGGGGCGATTTAACCGCGGCGAACAGTAGCATTACCAGCCTGCAGGCCTCGATGAACCGTCGCACTGTGTTTACTGTCACTGCACGGGGGAATGGCAACAGCGTAACTCCTGGGGTTTTTGATGAAAGCGGCAAGAATCTGTTTACCCCTGGTCGCAGCTGGGCGCTGGTCACTTTTGCAAAACACAGCGACGGATCAACGGTGATTGCGACCTCCAAAACTTATGATGTCTTTGGCAGCGCGGATAATGGCGCCACGATGTCGGCCGATATCGAGGCGTTGGCTAGTGGCACTTACGTTTGCGTCCTGACATTCGATGAGCCATCTGGCAACCGAGGTAAGATATTGTCTGCTCTGGAATCTCTTGGTGGTACATCCGAAGTAGTCAACTCTCTGCCGTATCGTGGTGCCTATATCCTCCTTGGCCGCAAAGGCATGAAACCGGGCGATGGTCTGGAACTGCGTGCGCCAACCGGTGGCGACGGCACCGCCCACATTTCGACCTCAGTCGAGTTCGTGAACGGCGTAATGATGGGGCTTGGAGCAGCTGGTGGCGTGATGATGAAAGCAGATGCAAACGCATCGGCGATTACCACACTCCAGAACACAGTAACGCAGCAAGGTAAAGATATTACCTCGTCCAGTAGCGCAATCACGAGTCTCCAGAATGGACTGGTAGCAGCGAACAGCAACATCGACAAGAAAGCTGACGCAACGGCGCTTCAGTCACTCCAGAACACGGTAACACAGCAAGGTAAGGATATTTCCACGCAGAGCGGTAATGTCACCAACCTGCAGAACAGCCTGAGTGCCACGAATACCGGACTTGCCAATCTGGTTGCGGACAGCGACGCGTCGAAAAAAATCATTGGAAACCTTCTGACCAACTCATCGTTTGAGCGAGGTCTGGAAGGTTTCAGCGGCGGCGCGTCATTTATAAAGGTTATTGATGCTCAGTCGCCAAATTCGGGAAGTAAGATCCTGTCATGTGGGGCCGGTACGGGGACAGTCTCCCAAAGCATCGCAGTGACGAAAGATCGCACCTACAAAATCGGCGTGTTTGCTCGCTGTCAGTCTGGCTCCGTTGTCGACAATCAGAGCAATAACAAACTGCGTATCGGCAACTCTGTCTTACTCGCTGACTTTCAGTTTAAGCCTGCTGATTTGCCGACTGATTCCACATGGAAGGAGATTGCTGGAAAATGGAAGGCTACGGTTACAGGCAAAGTTGATGTTTCCATCAACTCATCCCTGTCATCGGGAACTCAGTATTTCGATGATTTTTACTTCATCGATATCACTGACATAGTGAACATCGACGCGGCGAGCAATGCGGTTGCTAGTCTGACTTCGCGAGTTACCAGTGCGGAAGGTACTGTTTCCAGTCACACCGGGAGTATCACGAATCTGAGCAATAGCCTTAATTCGTTGAATAACACGGTTTCTGGTAAGGCTGATGCTTCGGCACTTCAGTCACTGCAGAACACGGTTACGCAGCAAGGCAAAGACTTGTCTTCTGCGAGTGGCAGTGTCACTGAACTGAAGAGTAGCCTGAATACGCTGAAGGTCCAGAGTAACCCGTGGATCGACGGTACTTTCGAAACCTATGACAACAATCAGCAGTTAGGCGGCAGCACTGCGGTTGTTACGACGGACTTTAGCTACTCCGGCAGCAAATGTCTGAAGGTTACTCGCCCGGCCAATACCAGCGGGAATGCCGACAAAAGCATCGGCTCTTATTCTGCGGTACGCCAGAGCGCGAAATATCGCGTTGAGTTTTGGGCTATGATGCCAGCAAGTGAAGCCCCGCCGTCTGGCTGGACTGTGGTCGTTGGTCTGCACTCCATCAACAAAGATGGCGGGAATGACTGGCAGGGCATTACGTTCAACGAGGCTGGTCTTGGCGGTCGCGACCAGTGGGTTAAGTTTACTGGTGTAGTGAAAGTGAGTCCGAGCGTTACCCGTAGCCATGTATGGATTTCTACTCGTGGTCAGAGTGGCTCCAACACACCTGGATACGCGGTGTACATTGATGATTTCGTCATTACCGATATCACTGATGCTGCGGATGCACAGGCTACGGCGGATGCAAACGCAACAGCAATCTCATCGTTGCAGACGAAGGTCAGCGATATCGATGGGAAAGTGACTGCCCAAACGTCGCAACTGTCTTCCATGCAGTCGAAGGTAGACGCGTCTTCTTCGAAAGTGGATCAGCTGTCTAAGACCATTTCGGACAGTCAGAGCACTCAGGCATCGTTGAATACCAGCTTGCAGTCGCAAATTGACGCGCAGGCATCGGCAAACATCAAAAACCAGACGGAGTTGAATAACGCCACCACTTCGCTGGCGGCAATTAAATCAACTCAGCAGACCCAGGCCACAACGATAAGCGCACTGTCTCAGCAGCAGACGAATTTAACGGCCCAGGTAGGAGGCCAGTCAGCCGAGCTGCAGGAGCTGAAGAAAACGGTTGTTGAAAACGGCAACGTTAACAGCACCTGGATGGTCAAAATGGAAACCAACAGCAACGGTAAAAAGTATGCTGCTGGTATAGCTTTAGGTATCGATGGCAAAAATTTGCAGAGCCAGTTTCTGGTTCAGGCTGATCGCTTCGGCTTAATCAACACCTCTAATGGAAATACGACTACACCTTTCGTTATCGAAAATGGCGTTGCGTATATTAATGCCGCTGTCATTAAAGATGGCTCGATCACCAATGCGAAAATTGGTGGTGAGATTAGGTCTGACAACTTCGTAGACGGATCTCAGGGCTGGCGTGTTGGTAAGGACGGCAGCTCGCAGTTCAACAATGTAATCGTGCGCGGAACGGTTTATGCGACGGATGGACGATTTGATGGCACGGTCTATGCCAACAGGTTAGAGGGAGATATTGGTTCATTTGCAATTAATATCGCTCAACATCGGAGCCGCAAAGTGCCGAAAGCGACTTGGCAATGGTTCGAATTGTTACGAATTCGTCGACAGAACTTTGATCAGATTGTCCACCTGAAAGGCTCGCTTCTGCAATCTGACAGAATAAATGTTAGTGGCGGTGGCACGCTGCGTGCAGGTATGTCTTATGCATCGGGGTCGGACGGTGGCTTAGATCCGGGATATTTGTCATACGCAATCCTTCTCCGTGGTGACGGAGCCACATCTGGCGGCGGAAGTATGGAGCTTGGCATTGAATTGATGTACGAAACTGGCGGGGCTACTCGTCTTGTTACATCTCAAGCATCAATGAATCTCGAAAACCTGACTTTCGTTGTGCCGGCTGGCACAGGTGATGCTGTACTGCGGTATGGTTGCTACCTTGATCGAAACGGGCAAATGGTTCTATCCATTCTTTCCCGATTTGACGCTTTCGCCGCACGTAATAACGGAGTAATTAGAGGCGCGTCATCAGATTAACATGGCGCCCCGAAAGGGGCGCCCTTTATACCGAATTAACTCAAGGAAGAGTAAATTATGGCAATGTATGAAGTCGGCACCATAACGGGTGCAGCAAATCAGGCAAAAGTAACAGGCACATCTACCAAATGGTCTGAAACTGCTCTTGGTATTCAGGAGGGTTCGATTCTTGTCGTTTATCGCAGTGGGAGCGCAGATCTGTATGCAATCAAATCTGTCGACAGTGATACACAGCTGACCCTTACGCGAAATATAACGTCCGCTTTCACTGGAGTGAAATATGGCATTATTACAGCGGAAACCGCCAGCACTTCGTCTTTTGCGAACCAACTCGCCAGCGCATTCACTCTTTGGCGTAATGTTGTCCAGGGATGGTCTACAGCGCTGACTGGAAGTGGCAATATTACGATGACGGACCCTATCACAGGAGTTTCAGTGACCGTTCCGGCCATTTCAGGAATGGCAAAACTGTCAGGTGGAAACTCCTTTACTGGTAATCAAACAATATCCAGTGATGACTCGGGATTTATCCTCGGCAGGAATTCCGATATCGGCCTTGTCAAAAAGAACGGTACTTTTGGCAAGTTGATGGTGGGTAAATCTACTCGCTTTTCAGTCGTAAAAAGCTCGGCAGACCGCATTTCAGCTACTGATGCCCAGACTGAAATTTTTGGCGTAGATAGTAGTGGTAATGCAGAAGTGATCAATAACCTTTCGGTTGCTGGGAAGGCCACTGTAAAAGGGGACATTGCGGCAAGCGGAAGTATAAATACAGGGAAAGGCATATCAGCTTCCAGTATTGAATTGTCATTTACCACGCCGTATATCGATTTTCATTTCAACAACAGCACTTCGGATTACACGACCAGACTGATAGAAAATACAGCAGGTGAGTTAACTCTTGAAGGCGCATTTATGTGCAAAAGACACCTGTACGCCTGGGGTAGCATAATGGCCAGAAATGTTGCCCCAGGCGCGCCTTCTAACGGCCAGCTTGTCACCGGGGCGCCGTTCCAGTCAATGATTCAAGGACGTGGCTCGTATGGAGATGCTCGCGGCGCCGTTGCGAACTACTATATTGAGGAACGGGTAGGAGAAGAGCATAGGGCGGTTGTCTATCTCGATGGCTATGGTCGAACAGATGCATGGCTTTTTCGACCAGGGGGGACGATCACAACCGGCAAAGGCGACGTCATGACTACCGGTTCTGACGTTCGTCTAAAAGACGGATTTACAGAATCCCAGGAAGGGGCATCCAGACGCATTAACGCGCTGGGGGTCTGCGAGTTCAACATGAAGGGTGAAACACGCCGGAGGCGCGGATTTATTGCTCAACAAGCCGAAAAAGTGGACCCGATTTACACTTTCCAAAGCGGTGATGTTGAAATTGATGGCGAGAAGATCAATATCCTAAACGTAGATCAGACAGCAATTGTCGCAGACCTGGTAACTACCGTTCAGGAGCAATACGAATGTATCGAAAAACTAAAAGGTGAGATCCAAAATCTAAAGGTTTTAGTGATGAACACATCAGCAAAAGCGACTTAAAAGGAATAATTATTGTATGTAAGTACTTACCTACAATTAGTTTCTAATTTATGATATAAATCTGCCATCCGATTTGACTTATTCATGGAGGAAGACATGTCAAACGAGATGGCAGGCGTGACGCCAGAGCAGGTGGAGCGCATTGCCGCAATTGTTGCGCGAGAAGTCGTAGGAAAATTAAGTAAGGAGCTTCGCGATGATATTGGCCAGGAGGTCAACGATCAGCTGCGAACCTACTTTGGTGATATGACTCCGGCGCAACATAGCATTCAGCATTCCAACCTGGACAAACTTCTTAATCGGCTCGACACGATTTCAAGCGGGTTCTTTGGAGGCATTATTTCCAAGATTACCTCGTTCCTGATCACCGTGCTGCTTTTGGGTTTGGCCGCTTATGGCGTGAAAAATGGACTGCAATAACAGGAGAACAAGGATGAGTACTCCAAGAGGCATTCGTAACAATAACCCTGGTAACCTGGATAAGGGGTCGCCGTGGCAAGGGCTAGTAAACAATCCGGCGGAACCGCGGTTCTGCACTTTTAAAGACCCCGTATGGGGGATTCGAGCACTGACAGTAACGCTCATCACCTACCATGATAAGCGCCGCGCAAAAGACGGTTCCAGCATCGATACGATCCGCGAAGTCATCGAGCGTTGGGCGCCGCCACATGAAAACAACACGGCCGCCTATATCAATGAGGTCTCTAAAGCCGTAGGCGTGACGCCGGACATGATCATCGATCTGCATGACTACAATACTATGCGGCCGCTGGTGGAGGCGATTATTCGTCATGAGAACGGTCGTGGCCCGTTGAAAACACTCAATAGCTGGTATTCGGCCGAAGTTATTGACGAAGGTATGCGTCGCGCCGGCGTCGTTAAACCGGTGACTGCAGTGAAAGCCGTACCTGTCACGAAAGAAACTGCAGGCGCAACGGTGACTGCAGGTATCGGTATTGCGCAGCTGGCGGACGTAATGCCGCAGATCTCCGTTGCGATGGATAAGGCCCAGGGACATATCACCAGCGGGGACACCGTTCGCATTATTTTCGGTATTGCGACCATTGTTGTCGCCGGCTTTATTGCCTGGGCGCAGATTCGTAAGCATCAGGCAGGAGTGGTGTAACCATGAACGGCAGCCTGTTTTCAAAGGTCAAATCGACCATCATGACTTTGGCTGCCGTCTTCTTTGTGCTCGTTGGGGCGTACACCTGGGGTGGACGCGCTGCCCGGCGGGCCATGGAGGAAAAGGCGCAGAGAGAAACCAACAAACGGCTTCAAGGCACAGTGGATGTGAAAAATGAGACGATTAATGAAGTCAGGACTAAGGATGCTTCTGCCGTTCATCGCGAGCTTCGCGATAAGTGGATGCGTGATTAAACCTCAGACCGTTGGCGTACAATTCTGTGATGGGGCAAACCCTATCTACATCAGCAAGGACGACGCCCTGACAGAAGAAACTGAGAGGGAAATCCTGATCCACAACACGCTGGGTGAAAGAATTTGTGATTGGGGGCGGTAGCATTTTATGCCCCGCCTCAGAGGATACGCTGCGTTACACTACCTAAACTATGGCGTATCCTCTTTTCTTCACATCTGTCGTCAGAGCTTGATATTCACGGCATCTAACTGTGCTTCATTCAACCTCATGTTGAATGATCCTGCTTAATGATGTAGATTTGATATGACTACAGTCATAACGTGTAGTCACATTCAAGCTACGCATACTCGTAGCCTCTAAACCCCACAGGGGGTCGCCGCAACGACAGCATTGTCTCAACGGCTAAGGTGGAAACATGCATAACGCACTTAACTCATCACGTTCTATTCAAACGATTAGAGACTGTACCAACATGATCGCATCGGTTCCTTTGCGTCATTGGGATGACTCGCTCCAAATCCGAGAAATGGGCACACCAGGTGAACTTAAGGATCAGCGTTTCATCATTACACTGAAGAGTGACGTGGAAGCAGGTAGCTTTACTATCAAATTATTTGCTGAGTTGATGGTTCTGAACAACCGTTTGCGCTTCCTCGTGAAGCCCGAAAAACAGTTTCCAGAAGTCGTTTACTGCGAAAGGCAAATTTTTTCGGATATCGAGAGTGAAATTGCTACTTTTGTTAAGGACAAGTACAGTGTAGATGTTAGTCTTGTCCGTACAGATAAATCAATGGACATGCGGCTTGCAAACTAGATGGCACCTTCACTAATCGCGGATTACAAAAAGGTACTCTCAGATTTCCCAGATCATGATAAACGCGAAAAAATCCGAGTCGGCTATACGGTTGGCTCGGATTTTTCTGTTTTGCGCCTTACTGAGTGGGCGTTGACGGGGTCAAGTTACCCATATTGCCTCACTGTATCTGTGGTAGGGGCGCCAGATAATGAGTGGTTGCAAGAAATTGCGATAGAAATGGATGCCTCTGATAATGATGAAGAGGAAATCATTGGCTACATACGTGCTTTAGTCGGTGCTGAACCTGAAGATGATGATGGCATCCAGATCGCTAGATTTGTATACAGAGATTTTCTGTTTCGGTCACAACAAGGTCACCACAGCGGAGTGCAGATTAAAGGTGCTTTTGTTGATCCTTCCAAGGAAAAGAAAGGCCTTGCCCGCTTAGTATATGGCTTCCTCCTTAACTGGCACGAGCATATCATCAGCGATGACCATCAGACGGTTTATGGGGCTAAGATATGGGCCGTTGGGATGTTAAAAGTAGGTAGAGTGCAAGTCTACGATAACATAAAAAGTGATTTTGTAGATGTGCTTACTGAAGGCGGTATCGGTATAAATGGATTCAAGCCTTGGGATGCTATGATGCTCAAAGAAGCACAGCTAAAGCACTGGAACCCTATGGCGATTAGTATAGACCCATCATCGCAGATTCTAGCCATCATTTCAGCGTCTGACAGGCATCAGTATAATGGTGTTACTGTGTTTTTAACAGAGTCGTTAGACGAAGGCTCAGAGTAACGAGATAAACCCGCTGCGGCGGGTTTTTTGTTGCCATCCTTTAATTAACTCCAAAGTACCTACCATTTCACCTTTACACCGCAGCCGTAGGCATTTAGGCTATATCGCATATAAGAAAACAAGTTGTTTCATACGACGATAAATCACACGTAGGGATATCACGAATGACTCAGATCATTGTGGTGGGCGGCACCAAGGGTGGCCCAGGCAAATCGACTGTTGCTCAGCAAATTGCAGCCTGTCTGAAAATCAAAAAGAAAAAGAAAGTCCAGATCACTGATATCGACATCCAGCGCACCACGACAGGGTGGTGTGAAGACCGCCGGCACAATGAAGAACTGGAGCTGATCCCGTTCGCCTATGTCCAGGATGACATTATTAAACACATCACTTCGCTTCGCGGCCGTTACGATTACGTCGTAGTCGACGCTGGTGGTTTCGACTCCGAAATTCAGCGCCAGGCTATGCTGATGGCCAACGTGATCCTTATCCCGCTTCGCCCGAAACGCCGCGATCTGAAATCCTTACGTGACATCGACCCCATCGTCGACAGCGTTAGCAGCGTGAATGACCAAATCAAAATCCGTGCTGTAATGAACCAGTGCCCGTCTCTGCCCTCCCAGGCTGCGCGCATTATCGCTGCAAAAGAAATTGTCGAAACCTTTGGCATCGAGGCGGTGCCGGTGAACCTTTACAACCGCAACGTCTATGACGATGCCGAAGAGGCGGGTCGTTCCATCTTTGAGATGACCGGAGCCGAACGCGACAAAAAGGCTGAGGCCGAGATTGAAGCATTAGTAGAATACGTAATGACCTTGGAGGGTGAATAATGTCCATGAAAATGGGTGATCTGGCAAAACGTCCGGCTGCAGAAGCTGCCGCGCCTAAAAGCAGCACACCGATGCGCCAGCCTGTCCGTCCACAAGGCCGTCCAACACGTGGCAAAGAGAAAATCAAAAGCCGCACGATGTCTCTTGAAGACGAGTATTTCGAATTACTGGAGATGATGAAGTTCATCCCTCGCTTCGAGAAGTTCACCCGTTCTGATGTGATACGTGCAGCCATTTTCCATCTGGCAGAGAAGTCCCCGCAGGAAATAGAGGACATCGTAAAGATGAACGAGGCGATCACCGCAGCCGATGTGACGATGCGTACCGATGAAATCAAGCGTGAGCTGATGAAGAAAGGTTAAATAAGAGGCGTCGAAAGATGCCTTTAACTCAAAAGGACTTTGTTTGTGCTGTACAAATACGTAGGGCATGAAGACCCAAACGAATTAATCAAAATTCTTAAATTCTTCATCGAAGATGGAACCATCCGAGCCACCCGGCCACACGACTTCAATGATCCTGCCGAGTTCAAAGCCAAATTTAGTTTTGACGCCACGATCCAAGAGAAGCTTGTCCGATATCATGAGATGTGGCCTGGCAAAAGCGACGATGACGGTGAGAACTGGTTAAGAGGGCGAACCAAAAACGCCGAAGAGTTTGACGCCTATATGCTGCGCGGAAATCTGCTTTTGGATACTGGTGTGATATGCCTCACCAGAACTGACACTAATTACCTGATGTGGTCGCATTACGCCAGCTCCCACTCTGGATTTTGCATAGGGTTTGATGACGCTATTGTGGAAGCGCTGGATGACCGACACACAGCGTTAAACGGTGACGTGGAGTACGTGAAATCGCCGCCTGAAGTGAACTTCTATACCGCTGATGTGTACGACATTGTCAGAGCCATCTTTCTGCACAAGGGTGAGAGCTGGAAGTACGAAGAAGAGTTCCGGATTATCTCTGAGCTGCCAGGGCTTAAGAAGTTGGACACCTCGCTCATCAAAGAGATTTCTATCGGATGCAAACCCTATCCAGAGCTGGAAAGTTTTGCCCGTGAACTGCTGGACAGCAATCTGGCCGTGTACAAAATGCTTTGCCCTACCGACTCGTACCAACTGAAGCGTGTGGAGCTGGACAAGAACCTTTCTTTTCAAGGTTACTAGTTCTGGCAGCTTCAATTAAGAACCTGCTTCTGTATATATAAATACTAAGTTACTTATTATTATTTATACGGAAGCAGGTCTTTTTCTATGCCAACTTCCCAGACACATTCCCTTCCGTTTCCACTTCCAAAAAACATCTCCAGTCGCTATGATCCGCCAAATAGTAAGTAAGTAGTTACCTATCGGTGAGAGCATGAGCCAGATCTTTTTTGACACCATAAACAACGGCCAGTACGACTTCATGACGGAGTGGGACACGGTCGCCATGGACAAGTGGGTTGCGGAAAACATCGGTCTTTCACGATGCCAGGGGGAGGCTGAGCTCTTTGATACAAAGTGGTTTGACTATCGCGACATGCACCCGCTGATGGCAACCTGCCTGTTCACCGAAGCCTATAAGCGCGCATACTCACAGATCATGCTGTCTCATGGCCGCGAGCATTTCGAGACGGCGCCATTCAGCACTGGTCTGAAACGCCTGCCTTACCAAGAGCTTTCGGCGGTGAACAAAACCTCTCTCTGGAAAGCTCGCCAGTTTGCAGATCGGTATTGCTGTTCTTATGACTATTTTATATCAACTGTTCTTTCTGCAGCTGCGCGCCGGCTCTGGGACAAATTACCTCGCCCTCAGCATCTTTGGCAGCCAGAACTGATTGAAATCTTCGAAAGCAAACTCGCCAGTCGTGCGGGAACGCGTCTGGATGACTCTGTAGTGAGTTTTAAGCACTTAGGAGACATGCAGCATGACCCAATTCAGGAACGTTACTTTGAATGGGTTCTGGAGCGTTTGAAGCACATCACCCGTGATAAGCGTATCCGCACCATCTTCTCTGCTGTCTGGTTGATGGAGCTGGTGCCTGAGCGCGTTATCTACGCCCATTACCCGGAAGAACTGGAAGAAGCACGGCGACTGTGTTGATTGCCTGTTCCATATTTTTACGATTAGAAAACAACTTGTTTAAGCACCAAAGGATAACAAACACATGACCGAACTTTGCCACACGGGACGAGGGTTGTCTGAAGAGTTCGACGACGACTTCCAGAATCGTCTGGCGGCGTATTTTTGCCGCGATCATGAGTTTCTGACTCGTGCCGGCGATCTGGTTGCCCCCAACCAATTCTCCAATGCGGCGAACGCCATACTGGTGAACATGGTATCGGGCTATTTCAGAATGTATAAGAGCGCGCCTTCATCGGCGGCCATCCTCGATATGTTGAAGCGTGCTAAACGCGATAAGACGATCAGAGAAGAGATGTTCCCGGACGTTGTGGCGGCGTTTAAGCGGGTGCTCTCGGAAAAACTCTCTGATACGGCTTACATGGTCGACCAGGTCGCGACGTTCGCTAAAAGTGTAGCGTTCGACGATGCGTTGATTAAAGCGGCCGAGATGAAGGAGAAGGGTGACTTCCAGGGAGCGATGGCCATCATGGCCAAAGTGCAGCAGATCGGTTCTAACGAAGCGACGGGCATTTATGACTATTACGCCTCTGCAGCGGAACGTTACAAGGCCCGTGAATATGAAGCCTCTGATGATTATGTGCCGAACAGCATCACCACCGGTCTTCCGCTGCTGGATCGTATGCTCTATCAAAAAGGTTGGGCGAAACGTGAGATGGTGCTCTTCATGGGGTTTGCGAAATCAGGTAAATCGACAGCGATGGGGGAGTTCTCCATTAACGCAACGCTGGCCGGCTACAACGTTTTGTATCTTTCTCTCGAAGTGCATACCTCGATTCTCTCCGATCGCTTCGATGCACGGCTGTCTGAAACGGAGATGTCAAAGCTGGTAGAGCAGCGTGACGACGTTCACCGGAAACTCGCGGAGCTTGGCGCGACGAAAGGGGTGGGGAATCTCTGGGTGGTTGAGCGCCCGTCAGGAAGCATGTCGCCTGCAGATTTGGATCGTATGCTCAATAGCATGAAAGCGAATGGCATGATCCCGGATATGGTGGTGGTCGACTATGCGGATTTGATGCGTGCCAGTTACGACCTCCGTGACGACCGGGCGAACATCCGTTCTATCTACACCGATCTGCGTGCTCTCTACGATAAGCACAACGTTGCAGGAATCACGGCATCCCAGACCAACCGTGAAGGTGGCTCATCCGAAGTGGCCACCATGATGCACGCCGCGGACAATATCGAAAAAGTCCGTATCGCCGACTTAGTCATCACTATCAACAAGACTGAGGAGGAAGAAGCCAAAGGTGAAGCACGACTCTATTTTGCTGGTTCCCGTAACCAGAAGGGCGGGGTGAGTATTCGCGTTAAGCAGAACCTCGAACAGATGCGCTTCATCGAGCGGATCATGGAGGTTCTTTAAAAAAATAGGCGTGGGGCAAAGACGGATAACAGCCCCACGCCCTTAAAAATTACCTTTTGGTTAATCACAAAAGGAAAAACACATGAGCCTTTATGGTATTCAAAAAACGCGGCTTATCAAGATATTGCCGTTTAAAAACTGCGGTAAATGACAATGAGTGACCTCAAAGAGTTACTGTCCGAGCTGGATTTCGAACAATGGCTGGATATGGAAGGCATCATCTATCGTCGCGGCGGTGTAAGCGCCCGCGGCCGCGAAGTGAATATCAAAGAATGTCCGGTATGTGGAAGCACAAACTGGAAGGTCTATTTCAACCTGACCAACAACGTCGGGAAATGCTTCGCCGGCGATCACCCAGAAGAAATTCAATTTAACAAGCTGGTTTTCCTCAAACACTACAACGGTAAGTCTCGTCGTGCCTTTGAGGAGTACGTACATAACGCACTCCTGTCTCAAGGTTGGGCGCCAAAAAAAGAAGAGGTTGTGCTGGCCAGTGCTGTGGAACTTGAAGGCCCGGTGGCTTTACCGCGGCATTATGAACTGCCAATTGACGGTCGGCTGCCGGACTATCTTGTTGAGCGGAACATTACCCCGGAGCTGGCCAAATATTTTGACCTGCGTTACTGCGTCGAGGGAAAACATGCTTATGTCGACCCATATACCGATCAGGTAAAAGGGCAGGCATTCGATATGCGCATCCTGATACCGATTTACGATCTGAATGGGGTGATGAAGACATTCCAGGGGCGTGACATCACCGGCGCAGCAGAACGTCGATATCTCTTTCCAATGCAGCTGCCGGCATCCGGGAGGTTTCTCTACAATGGACATAACGCAGTTGGTAAGCAAACCGTCGTCGTCTGTGAGGGGGCTTTCGATGTCATGGGGGTTAAGCGCGCCATATTCGACGAGGAAACACTCCGGGACTACGTAGAGCCCATTGGCACGTTCGGGATGCATCTGTCCGGAAACACGACTGTAGACGCAGAAGACCAGCTGGGCGCGTTTCTGTCGTTAAAGGCTGATGGTCTGCGAAACGTCATCATGATGTGGGATAGCGAGAAGCAAGCGATCCGAAACACAATGGCGGCCGCCAGACGATTAACCAGTATAGGGTTAAATGTGAAAATAGCCTGTCTGGGAGAAGAAGGGCTAGATCCCGGAGAGGCCACCCAGGAACAAATTCTCAAAGCCTACTATCGTGCAAAACCCTACTCTAAGCAACTGGAGCTGCAGAGCAAGGTTCTCGGTATTAGTGCATTTAATTAGTTCGACTCATGGCTGTAGTTCCATATCCGTGTCGGAAATACCATAATTTTTTTATGGATGTAGGTATCTACTTAAATATTTTAATGTAATAAATAACACTTTGGTTATGGAGGACATCACATGAAAAAAGGTATCGAACAGGCAGTTTTAGAGATGATCAAGAAGTCAGGCGTAGAGCTTGGCGAGGGAGAACTGGAGAGCATCATCGATGCCTCATTCAACACGGCATCAGAGCACATATCGAATGCGCTATCCTGCATTCCTCTCAAAGAAGGGGCGACACATACGTCGGTGTTAGTGTGGTACGCAAAGACGCCTGAAATGCCCGGTACTGTTCAAAAGCGTGTAGCTCTGGTTGCGTTCATCGTCCCGTCGTTTGAGACCGGCATTGGGCCAGTCGCGCGTTTTGGCGCCTGGTATGACGACAAAATCATCTTCTCAAACTGCTACCAGATGGAAAGCAGAGAATCCCTTGAGAAGAGCGTGAACGTGACTCTAAGAGCCGTAGAAAGCAAATGCGAGACAGTAGGAGAGGCTTTCGTCAGCGTCATGACTTCTCCCGATGTTGAAAAACGCCATGTAGATCTGGTGGCACCACCAGGCTTGTTGGAAATGATTGTCTCTGGAGATTACAACAAGGCTATAGCGCGTGTTCGTGAGCTGGACTATGGGCGTATCTGCGACTTGTGTCGTAGTGATCTGGACTTAATCAACGTGATCGTTGAGGCTGGCCGCGTCTGTGATGGGGTGTTGGCGCAATACGCAAGTAAGATCAGTCGTTTGGCCAATGAAATGCCTATGCTGATTCAGGAAGCCAAATCCCACGCCGTTCATGCCGCAAACGACCTGCTAACCCCATATCGATACGAAGCCGCAAGTGACAAGATGACCGGCTGGGCCACCTGGTAAGCCGTGACTATGTACTGTGTCCCCGTACAGAGTTATTTAAACTGATTAGTAAGTAAGTACAAGATTATCATTTAGAGAAATGGCTACCAAAACTGACTTATCAAAAATCCCTTCGATCTCTGGACTCAACGGCTACTCGCTGCGTTGCCCGGAAGTGAAGCTTAACGGACATGACTCGTACTGCAGCTACACCGTCTGTCAGCACACGATCCTTGCCTTCAAAGAGAAGCGACTGCCGGCGTCATCGTTCACCTCCTGTGCGAACGCCATTTCGGCCGGAAAATGCCAGGCGCTGGAAATGATGGTGGAGGAAATCCGGCAAGGTGAGTCGCTGTATTTCGTCGATATGCCGGCGCTCATTGAAGAGGTGGAGGAAAGAAACCGAACAGCAAGAACCCTGCAGCCGAAGAGAGGCAGTGCATCTATCTACAGTGGAATTAAGGGGAAGCGCCAATCTTCGACCGTTGCTGAAACTGGCAGACTGCCCGATGCCAGCGAGATTTATTCAGAACTTATCAAAGAAACCTTAAAGGTGAAGACCGACTAATGGAGAAGCTGATCGCGCTTAAACATAAGCTGGACGCCATTAAAGCAATGGGAACGAACGCCAAGAAAGAGGCGCTGGCCAGTATGAATGACTTCGAACAAAGAATGGTGTCACTCATGCTGAACCCATTTGTTCGTTTCGGGGTGAAGAAATACAAAGTGGCCGATCCACTTAGCAAGTCCGTACCCAGTGATCAGAAAGCGATAGAGCTGCTGGAGCAACTGATTGAAGCAGGAGAATACTCATGATTCCATACATCATATTGACTTTTTCTGGAGGCGTCGCCCTTGGCTTCATCATCTGTCATGACTTGATCAAGCAGGAACTGAAGACCAAAACACTACGTATCGGTAAGCGGGTATATCGCGTCGTTCACGAGACAGGGGTATCAAAATGAGCAATCTAACCTCCTTAGACTGGTGGGTAGGCTTGTACTTTGTGGCCTCTGGTGTCGCAGTAGCTTTCACGGTTGGCCAGTCTCTTGTAAAGCTACTGCTTTTAAGATTCGCCAATCGCAAGCGTATCGATGACACGCTTTGGTGCCTTGGATCTCTACTTGAACAGCGTTACGGCGAGCTGAAGGAAGGTGCAACCCTTTGCATAAAGGCAAAACGTTTCACGGCCACAATCCAACGGACGCAGGATGAGAAGCCAGTACTGATCAAAAAAGGAGCAAGCGAACGCATGAAATAATAGGTAAGTGTTTACTTATTAAGTTGATATAAATATGATTGACTTATTTTCGTTGAGACGCGACTGTTTGAACGTTTAAAGATAACTGCAAACGACAATCAGTATCTGGCAGTAGCCTAAAAAGCCAAACACCAGCGAGGTCAGTTTCCAGCCTCGTCACCGAAATGGGACACACTAAGCGAGTGTGATTGCAAAACGCAGGTAGGGCATCTGGTTAACCAGTGCCCTTACCGATGAGGTAACAGAATGGGCGGTTGGGTTTTATGTCCAACACATCCCGGCTCCCAAAGGCCCGACCGTCTATCCTGTTACGTCATTTCTGTTACTTATGTCGTTTAGTTTTGGGTTAAAAATGGCGACGTAACCCGGCTGGTTAGGTGAGCCAGCACGCAACGTTGAGACCACTGGTTTTTGCATCACAGAGGCAGAGCCGGCAGACATGTAGGGCCAAGTACATTAATCCGTCCCAGTGGTCTCAACGTTGTGGTCACGGATTCATTATCCTTCTGGTTATAGCCATTGTTGTCACTGCCCCGTGCCCACAACGATTAAATGATTCCATACATCTAATTAGATCTGAATGAAAACTCTCCTCAGCCCTCGGAGAGTATTTGAAGATCTTGGCTTGTAAGCGTTTGGTGAACACGTAAAGCACAAGTGGCAGGAAACGGTAGGACTGCTGCGAACGACACCGGTGAATCGACAGCGGCTGACGGTGTCAACCTTAGATGGTGTAGCTCAGTGGTAGAGCGGTTGACTGTTAATCAGCTGGTCGGTGGTTCGAATCCCCCCACCATCGCCACAACGGTAAGGGTATTTGGACGACAGCAAGGAAGGCGCGCTCTTTGGCTGTTCGCGACGGATCTGATTCCCTGAATTCCCTTACCGTTGTGATGAATTGCAGCTCGTTGAAGCAACCAGAAGATAAGCATCTGGCGTCACAACGAACGGAGGATAGAGGGCATGGCGCCCAAGCGGTCTTGAAAACCGTCCCATTGCGAAAGCGATGATGGTTCGATTCCATTATCCTCCGCCAACACAGCGTTGAGCGGTTTGGTTTTGTTTTTCTTATCGAAAAGACTCCGCCTGTCACCATGGCCAGACCGCTCAACGCTGTGATAGACATTACGGCAGACGTTCTTTAACCATAGCTTCTAGCATCTTAGCAACACTTTTTTCAGCGCAAAATCCAAAGGGGCTTCGGCCCCTTTTCTTGCATAAACGCCCTTGTCGTTATGTAACTACTTACTTACTTTTGTGTTAACTTTTAGGTATAGTTCGTCTGGTTACTCACTTGAAAGGACTCAATATGGGAAACAAACGTAAACAGGCGCGACGTGCAGCTCGCCAGGCGCTTAAGTCAAAATCGCGTATCCTTGGCTACGAGATCGACACTATTATCGTAGACGAGCTGGCCTCCGCCGCCCCTGCTCTGCCCCCAAAACCGAAGCGTGATACTTCCCCCATAGAGGCACGCAACGAAGCCCAGGCCCACTATCTTATCTCTCTTGATAGCAAAGCACTGACCTTCGCCACTGGCGAAGCCGGCTGCGGTAAAACCTTCCTGGCGACGGCAGTCGCGGCACAGCGATTACTCGATAAGGAAGTAGAGCGAATTATCGTTACGCGCCCCGTACTGCAGGCAGAGGAGGATTTGGGCTTCCTGCCTGGCGATATGGCCGAGAAGTTCGCTCCGTTCTTTCGTCCCGTCTACGATGTGCTGCAGAAGCGCCTGGGCGCTTCATTTCTCGAATACTGCCTAAAGCCTGAGGTGGCTAAAGTCGAGATCGCCCCCTTCGCATACATGCGCGGTCGCACGTTCGAAAACGCTGTGGTGATCCTCGATGAGGCCCAGAACGTGACGGCGTCACAAATGAAGATGTTCCTGACTCGGATGGGTGAGAACGTAACGGTCATCGTGAATGGTGATGTAACCCAATGCGATCTGCCGGGTAATGTTAAATCTGGTCTTGAGGACGCCCTGCAGCGGTTCCGGCCATCCCGCCAGGTAGGGCTCATTGAGTTCACGGCCGAAGATTGCGTGCGCTCTGAGCTGTGCAAAGTGGCGCTTCAAGCCTATCTGTAAGGAAACAAAATGACTGACATGGAAATCGAAAAAGAAATCGTGGCCAAGGGAAAAACGGCCGCGCGAGTAACCCCAGAACGTATCCAAAGCGTTATCCGCGCCGAACATTATTTTACGGCCTTTGATGGCAGATCTGGCGCCCTGGCAAGTGGGACCTATGCCGGCAAAGAGGTGCCAGTTGCTGGCGACGCTGATCTTGAGTCGCTTAAATTACTGACGTTTTGTGTACTGGTGTTGGAGAACGGATTCATCGTTACCGGTGAATCAGCTTGTGCAAGCCCGGAAAACTTTGATCCGGAGATCGGTCGTAAGATTGCGCGCCAGAACGCAGTCGCTAAAATCTGGCCACTTGAAGGATATCTCTTAAAACAAAGATTTAACAAGGCAAAACAATGAAGTGTGTGATTTATGGCCGAGGTAATTGCTCCTTCTGTAAGCGGGCAGTTGAGCTGGCGAAGCAGCTGCAGGGGCATGGATATGGCGAATATCAGTACATCGATATTGTCGCTGCCGGGATCGATAAACAAAAGCTGAGTGAAATGGTTGGGAAGCCGGTAGAAACCATTCCCCAGGTGTTTTTGGACGATGTTCCAATCGGCGGTTACACAGAATTTGCTGCTTTCGCAAGCACTCTGTAATACAATACGGCTCCGTTTGGGGCCGTTTTGATTTGTCGCTTTTGATAACAGAGCGTACACTTAGGTACGAGCCATTTAGCTGTAAAGAGGTTTTATGCATTTAGAAAATTGCCTGGAAGATATGAATGTCATTAGCAATGCTCTTGCTACCGTGACTTCTAACGCTTCACGCTTTTCGAATGCAAATAGCACTCCGAAAGCATTCCCGAAGCGTGTACACACAAAATTTAAGATGCGTCCCCGTTTCGGCGGCCTCACAAGGTCGACGAGGCCCGGTTTTGCAGATTCCCATGAGTTCAGACTGCCGCAAACGGAAGGCATTCCGGTTGCTGAGAGTGACACCGCAGCTCAACTTGCGGATATTGAACAAAGGCTCGCAGAGCTGACGGCGAAACACGTTCAGCTGACCCATAGCATTTCAGGTTACAGTGCGGAACAAATCCGCGAATCTTTCGGTGAAAGCCGTTACGAGGACTTGAAGAACGTTGACCTGTCCATACGCGGTTTAGAAGGCTTCGTTAACAAGTTCATCCGTGATGCTGAACAGCCACATCCGTACCTGAAACGCTTGAGTGATGCTATCACTGAGTACCGTCTGGCGGTTTCTGACCTCCTGATGATTTTAAATCAGTGCTTTAACGAAGTTGAGGTTATCGAATCGCAGACAGGTCTCATTGATGAGGACGTCTTCGCAAACTTCTCCTTCCATTAAGGCTTCTCAATGAAAGTCACATGGAATAGTGATAGTTACGCCCGATTTTTGGAGCCGGTCTTCAGAGTTATGCCAGATCTGAAGACCTCCTTGCTTACTGATTTTGTGAGTTTTAAGAACGGCTTTTATCCGGCCGTTTTTGGCAAAGATGGCCCCTATACCGAACCTGGTTCTGTAGTTTCCTCTCGTGTTTACCACGTTCATCTCTTATTCACCAAGCAAGAACGAAATAGTCACCGAAACAGGTTCAACTGTACAAGCGACCGCGCCCTCGTTTATACCCAGCACGCCAAGTTTCAGGACGTGTATAGTCTGCTGGCCATCTTCCCAAATAATGCTCACAACACGGCAAATGACAATGGAATAATGAATGACATTGCCAAATACGCTGAAGCCTTCCAGAAATTAACAAACCCGTAGTTACCTGCAGCTCCATGCCTTTCTCATTCGTAGCGTGGTTCCATTACGATAATTTTCATATTTTTAGGCACTTAATCTAGTCGTTGCGCGTATGCATAAATATACAAGGAATAACGGTACAGAAAGCGGCATGCAAAATAACCACAAAATAATGAACATGCCATACACACCGCTATTCACGCCAATGTGACGATCCCAAAAGGGTTTGGTCATTATCTTAAGGGCTAGTTTCTCCGAAGTATAATATGAGAATGGGTACAGGATGGCGCTTAAAACAAGATATGTAACCACAAATGGCATATAAGGAGCATAGGCAGGAAAAATGAGTCCGTCATTCATATCGCGCACTATAAAGTAGATCAGATAGCCATAACCACACCATCCCCATAAGCAGTGCCGTAAATAATATTTTAAGGTCATCATCTATGATTCCTTCATAGCTATACCGTTAAAGCTATCATATCATGAATTGACGAAGTACCCCCTTCGAGACCAGGCGGCATCGAGACAGCCATAGACGCAAACATGACTGAACTGGCACCGGACAACGATGGGACATAACGCATAGACAAGGGTGATGTCGCAAACAAACAAGCGGGAAATGAATGACTCTGCCCAGATGACTAATTTTCAAAAAAAAGGCTTTCTATGATTCCATACTTGGTAGGTATGGAATCATTAGACAAAAGAGGGTATTTTAGGTTGATCTCAATAAAAACAATGCCTAATATACTGTATATAAACACAGTGTGCGCCGGGAGACCGGTAGAGATCAAGGGGTGAAAGTCCCCGACCATTGAAGGACCAGCAATCCACAAGGTCCCCGAGTCATGCGTTGCATACCGCGAGGTATGGGGTGAAGCGTTGACAGGGGTGTTGACAGGCCAGCCATTGAGCCACGAAATGTATATTAAATTACCGGGTGCCGACGTTGTACTGTTAACGGAAGGCAACATCATAGGGTGCGATACTGCGAGTGCCACATGGACCCGGCGGGGTCTGAGACCCTGGCATGTCAATACGATCTCTACGCGGGAACCGGGAGATCTCCCCTCTGACCATCTGCCAGTGTC